TTACTTGGCGATGCGCTTGTACTTGGCACGGTGCGGCTGGACGGCATCGGCACCATAGGTCTTCTTCTTCCACTCTTCGTATTCGGTGAAGTTGCCTTCGAAGAAGGCGATCTTGCCCTCGTCCTGGTAGTCCAGGATGTGGGTGGCGATGCGGTCGAGGAACCAGCGATCGTGGGAGATGACCATGGCGCAACCCGGGAACTCCAGCAGGGCGTTCTCGAGGGCGCGCAGGGTTTCGATGTCCAGATCGTTGGTCGGTTCATCGAGCAGCAGCACGTTGCCGCCGGTTTGCAGCAGTTTGGCCAGATGCAGGCGGCCTCGCTCACCACCGGACAGCTCACCGACTCGCTTCTGCTGATCGGCGCCCTTGAAGTTGAAGCGGCCGATGTAAGCGCGACTCGGGAACTCGTAGGTGCCGATGCGCAGGATATCCTGGCCGTCGGCGACTTCTTCGAACACCGTCTTCTTGTCGTTCATGCTGTCGCGGAACTGATCCACCGAGGCCAGCACCACGGTATCACCGAGGGTGATGGCACCGGAATCCGGCTGCTCTTGACCGGACATCATGCGGAACAGGGTGGATTTACCGGCCCCGTTAGGTCCTATGATGCCGACGATGGCCCCCTTCGGAATGGAGAAGGAGAGATCGTCGATCAGCTGCCTGTCACCGTAGGACTTGCAGAGGTTTGCCACCTCCAGCACCTTGTCGCCGAGGCGGGGTCCGGGCGGAATGAACAGCTCGTTGGTCTCGTTGCGCTTCTGGTAGTCGTTGGTGTTGAGCTCCTCGAAGCGCGCCATACGAGCTTTGGATTTGGCCTGACGGCCCTTCGGATTCTGACGAACCCACTCCAGCTCTTTCTCGATGGACTTGCGACGGGCGGCTTCGGAGCTGGCTTCTTGAGCCAGACGCGCATCTTTCTGCTCCAGCCAGGAGGAGTAGTTGCCTTCCCAGGGGATACCCTCGCCGCGGTCCAGCTCCAGGATCCAACCCGCCACGTTGTCGAGGAAGTAGCGATCGTGAGTGATGGCCACCACAGTGCCCTCGTAATCGTGCAGGAAGCGCTCGAGCCAGGCCACGGATTCTGCATCCAAGTGGTTGGTCGGCTCGTCCAGCAGCAGCATGTCCGGCTTTTCCAGCAGCAGGCGGCACAGGGCCACGCGGCGGCGCTCACCACCGGAGAGATGCTTGATCTGGGCATCCCAGGCCGGCAGACGCAGGGCATCGGCCGCGCGCTCCAGCTGGTTTTCCATGTTATGGCCGCCCTGGGCGGCGATGATGGCTTCCAGCTCACCCTGTTCGCGGGCCAGCTTGTCAAAATCCGCATCCGGTTCGGCGTAGAGGGCATAGACCTCATCCAGCCGTGCCATGGCGCGCTTGACGTCGCCGACCGCCTCTTCGACCGCTTCACGCACTGTCTGCTCCGGATCCAGCTTCGGCTCCTGGGGCAGGTAGCCGATCTTGATGCCGGGTTGCGGGCGGGCTTCCCCTTCGATGTCGGTGTCGATCCCGGCCATGATGCGCAGCAGGGTGGATTTGCCGGCTCCGTTCAGGCCCAATACGCCTATCTTGGCGCCCGGGAAGAAGGAGAGGGAGATGTTCTTGAGAATATGACGCTTGGGCGGCACTACCTTGCCGACCCGGTTCATGGTGTAAATAAATTGAGCCATTGGCTAATTCTCTTTAATTTACAGGTTGTTATTGTGTTGCTGTGAAATCTTGGGGCTGTATTGGGGCCAAATCTGAAAAGCTGGCCCCAAGCCTGCCCCAAACCCTGTCCGCTTCGTCGCGGTCTTGTTCGGGGATCCATTTGCCATAGACTGTTCGCACCATGGTGCTGTCCTCGTGCCCAAGGTAAGACGCAACCCATTCAGGGTTTGCGCCAGCGGTCAGCATCCAGCAAGCAAATGTATGGCGCATATGGTATTGGGTTCGGCGGCGAATGCCAGCCCTCTTTATCAACCTGTCCCATTTGTCGCCCAAGGTGAAGGCCGTGTAGCAGATGCTGAGCCCGGGTGTCTTGCTGGTTACATCGGGGCTGAACACGAACGTGACCTTTTCATCTACCTGCCGGCGGTCCCGCAGCGTCTTTTTGATGTAGTGGGATTGGCGCATGGCTGTCATTGGCCGCATGCGTCTGAGTGCCTCAATTGCCGGTGGGAGGAGCACAATCGTGCGCTCATGACCTGTCTTCGGCACCTTGAAGTTGCGGGCCTGGGTGATGTTTCGGCGTATCTGCAATTCCCCGCGCTCCAGGTCAACATCCTCCCATGCCAGGGAGCAGAGCTCCCCAGTGCGCATGCCTGTCCAGCAGGCGAGCTGGACCCACATTGCGTCCATGTCGTGCCTGGCAGACTCCTGCAAGCGACGAAACTCATCTTGATCAAATGGGTCTGGTTTATCCCGGATCACTTCCACCTTGGTCAGCACTGAAGAAAGGTCCTGATGGGTGTAGCCGTTCTGCTTGGCGAAGTTGAACAGCCCAGCGGCGACCATCATGTAGTAGTTGACCGATCTCGGAGCCAAGGGCTTGCTGGTTCTGTTACGCGGCTCGGTCATCAGGTACCGACGCCATTGCTGCAGGTCTTCGGTCCGGAAGGTGCTGACGACCCGGGTGTGGTCCAGGTCAGATGCCATCATCCCCAGGATTGAGCGATATCGGCCACGGGCGTTATCGCCTATGTCCACATCCTTGATCTTCAGGTAGTGCTCTACCAGGTCGCCCAGAGAGATGTCCCGGCTGGCGGTCGTGCCGGCGAACCGGTGGGCGTTCTTGCTGTCTGGGAAGTGCTTGGCGTAGTCGAAGACACCGATGGCGATTTCATGCAGGATGGCCTCCCGCTTGCGGGAGGCGTGCTTGATGTTGGATTTGGTGGCCGGCATGTTGAGCGTTTCCCGGCATCGCTTACCGTGGAATCGGAAGTCGATGCGCAGGCTCTTGCCGTGCAGTTCGACACCTGGTGTTACCGCAACGATGTCGATCAGTTCTTGGTTCCGGTCAGCCAATCCTCATATCTCCGCCAGTGATAGACATACTTCCCATCCGGGGCCAATTTGTAGTGGACCCCCTCAATAAGCTGGCCCTTCTTCCGCTTCTCGCTGATGGCCTTCTCAGTGTACCCGAACATCTCCCCCAAAACCCTAGGCAGAACCCAGCTGGGGCGTTCCATCACAACCACTTTCTGATGCATATTCCTGTCTCCTTTACGCCTCACGGCGAGAAGAGCGGCCCCATGGGACCACTGTCTTTCGTTGGCCTAGAATGGCAGATCGTCGTCATAATCGATTGGTGGTTCGTTGCTGGCCGGCGCGGGGGCCGGATGTGGAATTGGCCTTGGCTGGCTGCTAGCTCCCTGCTGTTTCCCTCCTCCATTCCCTCCCAACATTTGCATCACACCGGTGAAGCTGTCTACGAGCACCTCGGTGGTGTAGCGCTCCTGTCCGCTCTGGTCCTGCCATTTGCGAGTCTGCAGTTTTCCCTCCACGTAGACCTGGGAGCCCTTCTTCAGGTGCTTCCCTGCCACTTCAGCCAGCACTCCCATGAACACCACACGGTGCCACTCAGTGCGCTCCCTATGCTCCCCTGTCTGCTTATCGCGCCAGGTGTCGGAGGTCGCCAAGGTGATGTTGGTGACAGCGTTTCCGCCGGGCATGTAGCGCACTTCCGGATCCTGGCCCAGGTTGCCGATCAGGATGACCTTGTTGATACCGCGGCTGGCCATCAGCGATGCTCCAAGGCTTGATAGAGCTGTTGGAACTTGGTGTTGACCTGCCTCCATTGGGGGTCCTTTGCCTGCTTGAGGCAGTGGATGCGGCGAGCCATCGCGAACTTGGCCTTCTCCTGCATGTTGGCGCTGGTGGCGTGGTGCTGCGCTTTCTTGTAGGAGAGGGCGGCATCATGGTGGTTGCCGGCATGCTCCTGCTGGATGGCCTGCTTGAGATCATCCCGATAATTGCGCTGGTAAAGTTTGATATGCATCGTGTCCTCCCGGACAGTCGTGGTTCGTTACACCCAAGCCAGAATGGCCGGGCATTCAATTCAGGGGTGATTCAATCTCCTGGTACTCCAGTTCGTTGAAGTTCAGATACTGAGCCGGAGCCCTGTCGATGGCGGCCAGCCGGATCTGTTGGTGGGTCATCGGGTGGTGCGCCTCGATGGTCCCGGTCAGGCGATCCGGTGCTGCCCCCATTTCGGTGGCCGCATTCAGGGTGTAGCTATAGCGGTGCATTGGCCTGCTCCTTTGGTGGTGTCGATCTGCCAGCGGTAGCCGCCGTGTTTTTCCTGCTGGCCAGCAAGGCAGCGGGTGATGCCGACCCTGACAAAGCCGCCCTTGGTCTCGGCATCCGTGACACTGTCGAACCGGACGACCTGATCCCCATTGATGCCGACCACCGGGGTCTTGCGCCACTGCGGCGGTTTGACTGCGTCAACGAAGAGGCGGCGGGTATGGCGCCCACGACCGTTATCCCCAACCATGCAGAAGTGTTCAATCCGGGTGGTGAAGCGGGACTCTCTGTGGATCTGGCCCATCACGATGCTGGCCTCACTGACAGTGAGGGAGAACTTGGCGGACACCTCTGCACTGATGGTGCCGCCGGTTCGGGCATGAATCCACTCGGCAATGTCCTGTACGATGCTCATACGCTTCTCGCCTCGATTTGCGCCAGTACCTGCTCGGCTTCCTCCCGCACACCCAGCTCATCGCCGTCGAACGTCTTGATGTAGGCGTGGATCCCATGCCAACGTGAGCTGAGAGAGGCCTCGCTCACCTTGGCTATGGCGTCCGGCGCCAAGTGGTGTTTTTGTCCTTTGGTATCGGTGACCGTGATCATGCTGCGGCCTCCTTACATCAGCGCCAACGCAATGATCGCGGCCATTGTGTTCAGCACCAGGATGGTGATCCCGGCGGCTTGCTGCTTGGTCATGCTGCCCTCCTGGCTTGCAGGTGCTTGTACGGATTGTTGGCTCTGGCAATGGCCGCCATCGGCGGCGGGCTGACGCTGTTGCCAACCATCAGCACCTGATCGGTGATGGAGAGCGGGGTGCCGTCGTGGCCGCGGTCATGGATGTAGTGGCGTGGCATGCCCTGACAGCCATAGAGCTCCTTCGGTACCAGCATGCGCAGGCCGATATCCACGATCACCCAGGTGTTGCCGCACCAGGTCACGGTTACCAGCGCCAGCCGGTCTTTGGTGGTGATGGTGTGCATCGGGTCGGTGACAGCACCCCACTGCCCGCCGCTCGAGTAGTAGCGCATCAGGAAGGCGCTGACCCGCAGGGCCCCGGCCTCTTGCTCCGGTGTCAGGCCAAACTCACCCGGGCTCGCTATCACGGTCTGTACCTGGGCGTGATGCTGGCCCGCTGAGACGATGGTGGGCAGCAAGCTATCCGGTGTGCTTGGCGGCAGGTTCTTACGCAGATGCACCATGAAGGCGGAGACCAGCTGTTGCTGGCTGCCGCTCGAAGTGATGACGCTGCATGGGTCAGTCACGGATCTGGCTGGCACGGTGTTGAATCCGCCGTTGGCCTGCACCATCAAGGGAGCCGCCAACATGGACTTGCCACCGCCGCCGGTCATGATGGCCGCAGCAGGTTCATCCACCCCGTGCTCGCCGCCTTTACCGAAGTGGCGCACCACCAGAGGGGCCAGACTCGGGTTGCAGACGGCAAACGCACCACCCTTGGGCCAGCCGGTGATGGTGCGCAGCGGGGCATCAATCGGATCGACACCTCGTCCTGACCAGTTGGCCAGCTCAATGATGAAGGGCTTGGGATTGGTCAGCACCTCGCGGATCACCCCGATCGCCACGCGCTCCAGGGTGGCATCGGCAAGCGGGCGTTTGACGTTGAGCCCCTGCGCCCGGGCTTCTTCCTTGGTGAGGAAAATGCTGGGGGTGGGGATCGACCAGTCGATGTGATCCGCCGTCACTCGGTACGGCTTGAGGTGGCTGCCTGGTGCCGGGGCCTTGCAATGAGTCGGGGCGGGCCAGCAAACGGGCTCCCCGTCCCGGCGGGCAACGAGGTAGAGGCGCTGGCGGCTGGTGGCCGCACCGTAATCGGCTGCATTCTTGACGGTATGGTCCAGCTCATAGCCCATGCGCTCGATGCTGGCCAGAAAGCGGCGCCAAGTCTGGCCCGCCCGCTTGGGATCCGGTACCAGATACTGCTGCTGGCGTGGCACCCGCTCCCCGGGTTCGGCGATATGCTGTTCGATCTTGGTCTTCTTGCCGTGCTGAACCTCGACCAGCTTGATCACCCGGCCGGTGGCCTTGTCCCGCTTGGCGACGAGGGGCCCCCAGGTGCGCATCTGCTTGACGTTTTCCATTGAGAGCACGGCAGGTTTGCCCAGGGCCAGCCACTTGGTGATCACCCAAGCCAGGCTGCGGATCTCCTGCTTGCGTGGCTGGCCGCCGGCTGCCTGGGAGTGGTGGGTGCAATCAGGGCTGGCATGCAGCCAACCGACCGAGCGCCCCGCCAGCACCGTAACCGGATCCACGGCCCAGATATCTTCCTGCAGGTGCAGGGCTTCCGGGTGGTTCGCCTGGTGCATGGAGAGCGCCTTGGGGTTGTGGTTGATGGCGATGTGCACCGGGCGCCCCAGCCCACGCTCTATCCCCGTGCTGGCGCCACCGCCGCCGGCGAACAGGTCCACGTTGATGGCCGACTTCAAATTGAGCGGGGCCCCGGTCACCTTGGCCCTGACGGCGCGGGAGCGGCGAAGTGATTTGCTCATGCCATCACCTCATTCACTCGGGTAATGGCGTTGATCATCACGCTCTTTTGCGTGACGGGGCTGAGGGTCGGCTCGTTATGCAGGGCGTTCAGCAAGGCGATGACGGCCTCCTGGCGGTGCAGGTCGAGCATGGTGAAGGCCTCTGTGAAGTTGTATCCCTCAACCTGCTTCAGAGTGGAGACAGTCTTGCGCAGCAGCACCTTGGCTTCCTCGTCTAGAGTGGTGTATTCGTCCATGAGCTGCTCGTCGCTGACCGAGATGGCGATCGCAACCTCCCGGGCGGTGTAGTGCTCCTTGGCGCCGTAGAGCACGGTCAGCACGGCGACAAAGCACGACCACTCGGCGCCGCCCAGATTGAGCTCGTCGTTCTGGTAGTCGAAGGCCCAGTCTTCCAGCGGCTTGCTGTTGGGGGCCTCGTCTTGCTGGAGGGTATCCGGTTCTGGATCAGACCCAGCCAACAGCTCGAGCTGCAGTTCGCTCTGCACTGGTTCGGCACTGGCCGGTGCGACACTCTGCGCCAGCAGTTCGGCTGCCTTGGTAGTGGCCAGCGCCAGCAGGTCGCCGGGGGCAGTAAGGTTGTCGATGATCCAGGCGGCCAGCTCGGCGGTCTTGGCCGGGGTCAGGATGTCGGCATCGTCGATCTGGTATATGACCCCCTTTACCGCAGGGTGGCGCTGCCAATGGGGTAGGGTGGGGGTGCGGCCATCCATGACAAAGCCGTGGTGGATCTGGCGACCCACCTGCAGATTGTCGGCGGCCAGCACTAGTCGATAGCAGATCTCGGACGGCGGCTCGCCTTCGGTAAACCAGTTGGTGAGGTAGTCGCGCACGGTCTGCTGGTCTGCATCGCTGAGCATCGCGACCTCATCGACATATCTTGCCAGATAGAAACCCGGCTCGGCGTATTCAGGGTGATGGCAGTTATGTATGGAGCTGGCAGGCTGCTGTGTGTGGAGCTCGGTGCTATGTGTGGAGCTCGCTGCAGCCTGGGCATGCTCTGACTCGATGACTGTCAGCCTGTCCAACTTCCAGCCACACTCGGCGGCGGCGCTGATGGCCTCGGCACAGGATCCACAACCGCCGATCCCGCCAATCTCTTCACCGCCGACCAGATGGCTCACAGACCATTGCCCTGACTGGGTTTTGGCTACGATGATCTCCCGATATGGTTCGGCGCTTGGCAACAGCTCCTGCGCAACCATATCCCCGGCGTCAATGACCCGCTTGGCCGCCAGGGTTAGCTCCACCGCCTGGCGGTGGATCATGTTGAGAATGATCTGGCCGGTGGTGATAAGGTCGTCACGGCGCAGTCGTGCCTCGGGGCGGCGTTCCCCCTGCCAGCTTGCATCGAAGATCACCACGGCAGAGGCAAAGCCGGAAGCGCTGGGTTTGTCTTTCTTCGAGTCGCGAGGCACGTACCAGCTCGGCACCTCAAAGCCAATGCGTCCGCTGATGAACTGGATGAAGTCGGCATCTTCCGGCCACCAGGTTTCGCTGGTGGCGGCCTTGATGAGCAGCATGATCTTGGCGCCAAGCGCCCGCTGCTCGCGGCAATAGTTGAGAATGGCCTCCATACCGGTGATGGGGTTGCCGTCTCCATCCACGCAGGGGCGGGAGTAGGGCGGGTTGGCGTAGGCTGCGCCACCCAGGCGGCGCAGGTCTGCGGCCAGCTCCTGGGTGAGGGCATTGTCTTCGGCGTCGTAGTAGTTCGGCACGAGGGCGTTGCAGTCGTCGGCGAACATGTCGAGCACCACCGGCCCCAAGGTGGGTGCGAACTGGTGGAACAGACCCCAGGCCAGTGCCTTGGGGGTCTGCCATTGGTCGCCTATCTGCTTTAGCTCGTGGTCAGGCTGGATCTGTAGCTCGGCCAGCGCTTGGGCGTAGTGGTTCATCGTTGCCTCTTCGTTGAGATATGACCCGCTCCCCGGATCAGGGCTTGGCCTTCTTTGCAACCCTGGCTACTGAACGGGCCGCCTTGAGGCACTCATCGAACACCTTCCCCTTGGCGAAGCTGGGGGTCCGGTCGAAATAGAAGGTGGCTTCTTTCACCCCCAGCGAGACCGCATGAGGGGGGAATTCCTCCATCTCCAGCGTTGCCTTGATGTGCTTGGCAATGAACTCGCGTGGGTGCATGGCGGCCTCCGTTCTTTCTGAAACAGGTCTCATCAGCTACTCATCACACAAGCGACAGGCGATAGGAGGCCGTGACCCGCTGTTGGGCCGCTATCGCTTGTGGGATAAGGGCCCCGTTGCCGGGGCCAGGAGAGAGCAGTAACCACATGCGTTGCACCTGTGGTGGTGGCTTGAGCACTTCACAGTGAGTCAGCCGTTCTTGCTGTCGGTACCGGTGCGTCCTCACGGACAGACCTACCATTCGAAATAGTCGCCTCTCGGCGAGGGCCTGGACGGCGCTTCACAGCGTGACTAGGCATCCGCTTAACCCTGCGGTGGGTTGGTTGCCGGTTACCCTATCCGGCGTCAGTGCTGAGGCCTTTCGACTTACCCAACTGACGGGTTTGCTGTGGTGGCCGGGTCTGACACCGGCCGAGGTCTAGGGGGCATCCCTACGAATGCCGGTTGGCGCAAAGACCTTCCCATTCACCACAACTCAGTTGACCCTGGTCGCCGGTTCGCTCGTCCGTGGGCGCGTAGCCTCGTAAGTCCCCTGCAAAGCCAACTGAGTTGTGTCCCGGCCTTTCACCGGGTGGGTGGCTGGGGAGTCAGACCCGCCACTCGCTTCGTTCGCTATCACTTCAACTGTGCTGTCTTTCCAGCTGCCAGCCGGTCACTGATTTGAATTTCCGTTCACCTTGGTCGGCACGCATTCCAGCCTTGCCAAGGGAGCGCGGGGAGGTGAATCAGCCCGGTTGCCGGTGTTATGTCCCCAAGCGGTTTGTTGCCACCGCTGCCAGTGTTGTGCTGGCCCTCCGGCTGGGGTCGTCTTTCGCACTGAATTTGATTGCTAACTTTTGGTTAGCATATATCAGGTTTGTTTTCGGTCAATACCCGAAAGTTAGTTTTTCAGGTTTTTTTTCATTCAGGCTCATTTGGTGCAAAACTGGGGCGTGCTGAAGGGAGGGATTCCGAGTGAGCATTTTGATGGAGTGTCGAGCGTGTCATGCGCTGATCGAGGAAGGTGAGAGCCTGTGCCCGCAATGCGGGTCCACGCTGCTTGGCGGGGTAGGTGCCGACCTGGCCCACCAGTTGGCGGTGAAGCAACAGCAAGAGGCGTTCGTGGCCACGTACCATACCTGGTCTGATGGGGGCTGGGAGGGGGTGGGGATAGACATGATCCGCAACCGGCTGGCGGTGCGCTATTTCGATGGGCGTATCCGTGCCCGCAAGATCATCCAGGGCACGCAGGTGATCGGGGTCAAGATCAGGGAGACGGCCGGTGCCACGCACACCAAGACGCAGGGCGGCAGTCAGCTCGGCCGGGCGCTGGTGGGCGGTGTGTTGATGGGCGGTGTCGGCGCATTGCTGGGCGGGCTGAGCGCCAAGCAAACCAGCACGGGGACCGTTTCGTTGGTGCAGGTGTTGATCACCACCAAGGAGCCCGATTATCAACTGCTGAGCATCACCCTGCTGGCCGGGGAGTATCGGGCGGATTCGGCTGCAGTGGCGCAGGCCAGGCGGTCAGCAGAGGTGTGGGCAGCGCGGGTCGAGGGGTTGATCCATCAGTGCGCCGCTCAGGCGGTGAGGCCTGAGCACGGCAGCAGTGTGGCAGATGAGCTGGGCAAGCTGGTGTGGCTGCGTGAGCACGGGGAGATCACCATGCAGGAGTTCGACCTGCTCAAGCGGCAGTTGCTTGCAAATCGCGATGCAGATTCATAACCCGATTGCGGATTGGCGTTACTCGACCATCACCGAGCAGACCAGTACGGCGCAGATCTGCACGTCTTCATTGACCGGCAGCAGGGGGTATTGCGGGTTGAGGGGCTTTAACCACCAGGTACCGGAATCCATCACCAGCTCTTTGAAGGTCATGTCGCTGCCATAGCGGGCGATCACCTTCTTCCCCGGAGCGGGTTCCACTTCAGGATCCACGATGATGATAGTGCCGTCAGGGTATGACTTGCCCCCCATGGGCGCGACCATGGAGTCGCCCTTCACCCGCACGGCATAGGCCCGGGTGCTGACGCGTACTGGGCTGATGGTGACCTCTTCAGCCTCTTCCAGACTTGGTATATCGCCGCAATCTTTGAACTCCCCAGCACTGACCCAGGAGATCAAGGGCACCTGGTAGACAGGGAACGGCTGCGGCTCGACATTACCGTCACCCGCATCGGTGCCTGTCAGCAACCACTGCACGCTCTTGCCGGTGATGCGCGAGAGTTCTCCCAGCCGTTTGACCTCTGGCAGCCCTTCGCCTTTCAGCCATTTCCCTACCGAGACCTCAGACAGGTCTTCCCGCAACGTGCGTTTCAGCCGAGCTATCCGGCCTCTGACGGGCCAGCCCATTTCATCGAGAGCGGCATTGAGTCGCTCCGAGAATGCCATCTTGTCGGCTTCATAACGCGCCATTGGTGTCTGTTTCTCATCCATTTCCTAACGTCCAGTTATTGTTTGTCAATTTGACCCAACTTTAACCTATTGCGATCTTTGCTAACCAAGAGTTATGATTCTGTGTGTGTTAAACGCCAGAGGACGCCATGCATACCCTGTTAACTCGATTCGGTACCAAGAGTGCCATCGCGGCTGCACTCGGCATCACCCCGGAGGGCGTCAGCAACGCCTTCAGGCGTGGCAAGGTGCCAAGCACCTGGGTGGCCAAGCTCAAGCAGCAAGGTTTGAGCCAATCTGAACTCGCTGAATTGCCTCTGACCGACGAAGGGCGGGCGATTGTATCAGCATTCACCGAGCAATTATAACCAACCGTTAGGGATCACTATGACAGAGCAACGGAATGACACCACGGCAAAAGTCAGGGCGGTTTTCCGGTCATCGGACGTGATGGCTGCGGCTTATGGCATTGGCCACCGGTTCAACGCCAGTGAGCTGGCGCGACTGATGGGGCGCAAGCCGGCTGAGTTTTGCAAGAAGCTCAACCCGGATTGCGACGACCGCCATCTCACCCTGGCCGAGGCGGTCGCCGTCACCGAGATCACCGGTGACAACGCCATCCTCGACGCCTGGGCGGTCAGTCGGGGCAAGGTGCTGGTGGACTTGCCGATCGGTGTCGTGAGCGATGACGACCTGGTTGAGCAGGTGCTGCTGGCTCAGGCGGTGTTCGGCAAGCTGATGCAGGCCATTCACGATGCTCGGGCGGACGGGTTTATCGACAGGATTGAACAGGGGCAAATCGAGCGCATCGGCACCCAGGCCGCCGAGCATGTGATGGCACTGATCAGCAGCACCGGTGCCAATGTGCGACAGCTGCCGACGACATCCAGCAAGTAGAAAAGAGCGGCCCCGCACTGCGCTAACAGTCGGGGCCATGGTTCAAACATCGCAAGAGGATGTGAACATGAAAGATCTTATCCAACTGGGAGCTGTCCGGCAAGCAATGCCGAGGTTGCAGTTCGTCAATGGGTACCGGCTGGTGGTGATGGGACTGGCGTTACCCATCAGCGCTGAACAGGCCAGGATGGTGTTTGCCCAACTGAAACACATGGGAGGTCACCATGGGTGAAGTTGTGAGGCTTTTGGCCCAGGTAGCCGCCCCGGCCCGAAAGAAGGTGTGCAACATGAGTGACAACCGTCGCAGCGGCTATGTGGTGTGCTGGCGCTCGTTGCTGCAAGCAGAGTGGGCCCGCAATGCCACCAAGCTAGCGGCCTGGATGCGGTTGATCGGCATGGCAGCCTATGAGGCTGGCCCGGTGCACTACAAGGGGCGTGACTGGCATCTGCTGCGGGGCCAGTTGGTGATCAGCGCCACCGAGCTGGGTATGCAGCTTCGTGATGAGCGGGGCCGTGGGCTCGACAAGAAGGGAACCGAGCGCATGCTGGCCTGGTTTGCCAAGGAGGGGATGATTGAGCTGCGTGGCACCCCCTGGGGAACCATCATCGAGATCTGCAACTACGACGATTATCAGGCTGCCGTGCAGCCGGTCACAAATAATTGCGAATCGTTCGCAACAGAGCAGTTTGAGGGCGCGACAAATGGGGCACCCATAGGGGTGCCGACCGGGGTGCTGAGTGTCCCGCCCAACCCCTTGTCTGACGCGGCTTTGAATGGTGGTGATGGGGCGCCCACTGTCCCGCCCATCGGGGCCCCGACCGTCGCGACAACAGAACAAGAAGTAAAAGAAAAGGAAACTACAGAGGATCTTAAACAGATCTCTTGTCCGGTTTCTGACGAAACCGAACGAGACCGGAAGGGCACGGCCTCGCTGGCCGTCAGCGTGGATGCCAAGGCCGTGTTGGCACACTTCAACGCGGTAGCCGATCGCCGTTATCAGGCCAAGCCCACCGCCCTGCAGAACATCAACGCCCGTCTGGCAGACGGCTACTCGGTTGCAGACCTGCAGCTCGTGGTGGACTTCAAGACCGCGCACTGGGCGGCGGACCTCAAGATGAGCGAGTACCTGCGCCCGATGACGGTATTCGCCCCGCAGAAGTTTGACGGGTATCTGGCCGCGGCTAAGCGATGGGATGCCATCGGCCGCCCGCGCTGCGTGAACGGGGAGTGGGAGGGCTTCGAGCGCAAGCGCCCCTTGTCCAATCTGGCGCAGGCCCAGCAGCAGGCCCAGGCCATCATGGCCGCAACGGGAGGGGTCGGCTATGACCGCAACACACCTCTGTAAATCAGCTGCTCTGCCTGCCGTGCCTGAAGTCATGCAGCTGAGTGTAAACATGTCGGTATTTCTGGCCGATGAGCTGCTGCCGCTGATGGCCGGTCTCTGGCCTGCCAGTGCCAACCAGCTCGACAGCAACGTTCGCGGGGTTGCGATGGCGTGGGGTCTTCAGTTGAGCGGGCTGACCCCTGACCAAATCACCGAAGCGGTGCTGGAGCTGGCAGGCGATACCAGCCGTCAGTTTGCCCCGCGCCCGGCCGAGGTCAAAGCCGCCATCTTGCAGCGTAATCCGGTACCGAAGTGTGCCCCGGCTGGTCGCCAGATCTCCATCCGTGCCTGCGAGATGCAGGCGGAGGCCCGGGTCTATGTGCGTGACCGCCAGGTGACCGATGAAGCGGTGCAGGCCGAGTTGCAGCAACTGCTGGCCGAGCTGCGCAGTGAGGGTGTGACGATCACGGGGAGGATTCGGTGATGGCTGGTCAATTCAACGCGAACGTCGAGCGCGATGTGCGTGAGGCTCAGTTCTGCCGGGTGGTCATCTATCCGCCGGTGCGGGGCTGGGTGGGGGAGCGGGTGCACCTGGAGGTGTCGAACTCTCTGGAAACCCTGGGCCAAACCGATGCCTCCACCGGCGCCGGGTATTACCTGGTGTGGGATGGGGCCGAGGAGGCACGGGCAGAGGCTGCGCGGATCCGGGGCAAAGCGGTGGAGCTGGTGAGGGTCGGGGCATGATGCACTACTATGCCCAGCACACCCCGACCCGGGATTGGCAAGCGCCGCTGCTGGGCATCGAGGAGCTGGTGAAAGCGCAGGAGGCCGGTATCTGTGTGTCGATAGGGGTGTGGGTGATCCACGATATCGGGTTTGGTGCCTGGAGCACCGAGATAGGAGAGATCGTCGGGACTGCCATGAACAAGGCAGCCCATCAAGCCACCACCGGGAGGGGGAGGAAGGGATGAACATAGACATGCTGTTTGGGGTGTTGATCGTCGGCTGGGCGCTGCTGCTGGCCGTGTTGCTGGTGCTGATATGGGTAGCGCTGCGGGCTTGGCGGGAAGAGGTGCAAGAGGACGAGGCGGAGTTACTGGACGAGCCGCGGCTGGTGTCAGCCTGCCGTGAGCTCTCCGAGCTGGCCGCGAAGACCAAGGAGGCCAGCCATGGCTAAGGCGTTCTTCGTGCTGATGTACCTCTTCGTGGCGCTGTTTGTGTTGGCGATGGTGCCCTATGAGGGGGGCATGGGCTGGCAGATGCTGCAGGCGCCGGTGGTGTGGGTGATCCTGGCGGGCTGGGTGCTGGTGATGTTCCCGCGTCCTGTCGTGCGCCTGTTGCTGGCACCGCTACGGGCCATCCTGTTGCTGATGGTGTGGCTGGGCACGCTGCTGCTGGCGATCACCAAGCTGATGCTGGTGGCGCTCAACCGTGTGAATCGCGATCTGGCCGGGGAGGCCCATCATGACCGTTAAACCGAAGGAATTGAATGAACGTGGCTTAATCGATCTGGCGGGGGTGAAGGTGTATGTGGCGGGGCCCATGACTGGCCTGCCGCAGTTCAACCGGCCCGCATTCTTCGCTGCCGAGGCCTACCTGCAAGGGCAAGGGGCCTGGGTGATGAACCCTGCCGTGCTGCCGGATGGCTGGGAGCATGACGCCTATATGCGGATCGCCATCCCCATGTTGATGGAGTGCGAGGCGGTGGCGTTTCTGCCCGGCTGGCAGCAGAGCAAAGTGGCACGGCAGGAGTTTACTCGGGCGCACGCCTTCGGCCTGGTGCTGCTGCAGTTGGACGTCGAGGAGATCCCCCTGGGGTTGCTGGTCAGGCAGCATCTGCCGTTGATGGTGTAGGTCATATCCCGCAGTGAGAACCTAACAAACGGTGATTGATGGCTGTATAAATACACAGTATCTTTTGGGGCTATACCAAGGACATGACAATCGGGAGAGTGACATGCAGGTGATGAGTTTCGACAGTATGGAGTTTGGCAAGGTGCGCCTGATTGATGAAGCCGGGCGCGTGCTGTTCTGTGCCGTCGATGTGTGCAAGGCGCTGGGCTACAGCAATCCGCGGGATGCGGTGAAGCGCCATGTGGATGAAGGGGATGTCGTGAAACGCGACACCCCAACGACCAGCGGGGTGCAGGAGGTCAGCTTCCTGTGTGAGAGCGGGGTCTATGCCTTGATCTTCGGCAGCAAGCTGCCCGCGGCAAAGGGGTTCAAGCAGTGGGTCACCGGTGAGGTGCTGCCCAGCATTCGCAAGACCGGGCAGTACGCGATCGGCCATTTCCCAACCATCAACGTTGAGGCAGTGCAGGTCGAACTGCTGTTCGTCGAGACGGCGGCCAGGATGCTGAACGTGAGCAACTCCGGCAAGCTGGGCATGCTGCAGACCATCCAGCGCCAGCATGGCCTGCCGAATCTTCTGCCCTCTTACGCCATCGATGCGCCGAGCGATGCCACCGATGGCAGTTCGCGGCCGACCTTCTCGGCCACCGAGGGGTTGAAGCAGCACGGCGTGAGCATGGGGGTGCGCTACTTCAACGCCCTGCTCGAGTCGAACGGGTTGCTGACCAAGATGCGCCGCCCCTCCACCAAGTCACCGGATAAGCAGAAAGAATTCTGGGCGATCACGCCCAAGGGGCTGCTGTTCGGCAAGAACATCGTGGATCCGCGCTGCCAGCGCGAGACCCAGCCGCACTGGTATCAAAGCCGCTTCGCCGAGTTGCTCGCCAAGGTCGGGCTGGGGAAAGTGGCGGCATGAATACCATATATGGTGCTTTGTAGATAATTCTGATCTACATATTGTGTTGGTTGTTTATTGAGCGTATCGTCATCTTTGACATAAACACAAATGGAGGTGATCTATGTCAGGTAAAAATCAACATGTTGTACCAAGAGGTGATCAGTGGGCAGTTCGAGGTGCAGGGAATTCGAAAGATACCTCTCACCACGGAACTCAACAAGAAGCGTTTGAGGCTGCTCGTGATATTGCTCGGAATCAGCGCAGTGAAGTTCTTGTTCACAATGAGAAAGGGCAAATCCGTGAGAAAAACTCTTACGGAAACGACCCCTATCCTCCTAAGGGCTAATAAATTTGGGGACGTAAGTCCCCTTTGTTTTGTGCTTGGAAACTGATTCTAAGTAGAGTTTTTATGTCGTTCATTGGTTGAGTCGTCCATTGCCAAACCGCCAGCGGAGTATCAGGAATATTTTCGCGATCGGCTGAACTATTACCGTGAGGTAAAGGGGTCACATGAGCAAGTTTACTAGCCGCAGTGCGGCCAGATCACACCATTTACAGCAGCAGGCCAGCAACCCGGCCGGGGCTGCCATCAATGCCAGCGCCGAGCTGTTCCGTTCCATCGACACCGCCTGCCCGGGCCTGACCGCCGCTGAGGCTGCCCGCCGGATCATTGCCTCTGAGTCCCTCGCCGTGCGCCGCACCGCCAGCTATCAGCTATTGACCCGCCTGGGCCCGCTGCTCGACAAGCTGGAGATGGTGGAGAAGCTGGGATGATGCCGACCCATCCGGTCTTTGTGCCAGAGATAGGGATGGTGCTGCTGAAGGTGGGGGAGGGTCTGGCTGCGCTGCGCACCTCCCTTGCCAACCGCCCGGCGGTACTGGTTCCTGCCCCAGATGGTGGCGACCTGCTGACCCAGTTCCCGGAGCTGGTCAGTGCCCTGCTCAACCCTTCCATCGTCAACGCTGCCGGCGGCGAGCTGGCCTTGCGCAGCGTGGGCCAGTGCCTGATCGGCCATGGCTGCATCGGGGAATCGGTCACTACCGAGATGGGGGGCCTACCGCTCCCCCTGTGCTGGCACCATGACAACGCATACCGGGATGGCCAGTTGCCGTTCAACCCGGCGGAGCACGCAGCGGCGATCGCCCGGGCACTGCTGACCCGGGTGGCTGGCTGGTGTGGGGTTGCCCTTACCCAGTTGCAAGCACGGGATCTCTGCTGGTGGGCCAGCGTTTACAAGGTGCAGCAGCATCTGCCGATCGCCGTGGTGCGCCACGCCTGTCGCTTGCCGCCGCTGGAACCTGAGCGGGTGCTGGTGCCAGGGCGCGGCTATCGGGAGACCGATGCCCGCTATCGGGTGAATCGCACCGAACTTCTGGAGCAGGATCCGCTGGCCGAGCTGCGCGGCCGGCTGCGTATCAAGCCAGCGGTGAAGGCCATCGACCCGGAGCCGCCGATGCTGCATATCCCACGCCCCAAGATGCGGCGCTGGGAGTCAGCCAACTATCTGGCGTTCGTCCGCCAGTTGCCGTGCGTGGTGACCGGGGAGACCGAGGGCATCGAGGCGCACCACGTGGTGGGGCACGGGCTCAGTGTGATGGGCAGCAAGACCCATGACCTGATGACCTTTCCGCTCTGCCACCAGGTACACATGGAATTGCACAACAAGGGCTGGCAGCAGTGGGAGCAGACCCACGGCAGCCAGCTGGATCACGTCGTGATGACGTTGAACAAGGCCGCCGGCCTGGGAGTGTTTGGATGACGCCATATCTTGGGAGAGTAGTGAAGGCGAGGGCCCGCCCGCAGCCGATACCGGGCACCATGAACAAGACCGAGGAGGCCTATGCCGGCCATCTGCGTCAACTGATGCTGGCGGGCGAGGTGCTGCACTACGAGTTTGAACCGCTCAAGCTGCGGCTAGCCGACAAGACCTTCTACACCCCGGATTTTATGGTGGTGCGCCGGGATGGCCTGATTGAACTGCACGAGGTGAAGGGGTTCTGGGAGGATGACGCCAGGGTAAAGATCAAGGTGGCAGCCAAGCACCACTGGATGTTCACCTTCGTTGGGGTTCAGCGCAAGGGCGCTCACTGGTCACTGGAGGCATTCTGATGCGACTCGAATACGCGCTTACTATCGGTGCTCCCCGTTCGGCAATGCTCCAGGCTATCCAGTCACGCTCCACAGGTCCTTCTCATCTGACCCAGGCGGATGTGCTGGGGGCGCTGGGGTTGGTGCAAAAATATGAAGGGGTGGGGTTGGCGCTGATGATGGCTCGTTACACCAAGGATAAGGCCTCCCACCACAAGGCGGTGATTGGGGTGATGGCCGAGTGCAGCAAGCTGGCGCCCACGCATGTGGGGGCCATCAAGACACGTGGCCAAGGGATGGCCCTGAAGGCGATCGCCGTCCTGGTGGTGCAGCACTATTGCCGCACGGTGGACACGCCCGGGGCGGCCTGCCACCCGCAGTTCTGTCATGGGCGCGGGGTGATCCGCGATCTGGAGCTGAGCCGCCTGCACGGCAAGGCCGTCGACAAGGTATGCCTGCGCTGTGGCGGTACCGGGCTGCGCCCCATCCCCGGCACTCAGGTGCGCCGTGCTATCGAACCCTTGCTTGGGACGCTTAGCCGCGGGGAATGGGAGCGGCAGTGGTACCCGCTCTATCAAGGGGTGCTGGCCTGGTGCCATGTGCAGGAGAGCGAGGTGGCGGTGTTCTACAGGAAGGTGACGAAGTAGCACAGACACCGGCAGTGCTGGGGGAGGCCTCCACTGCCATTTGAGCCTCTGCCAATATATCAATTAAGACGTTATCGATTGGCAAAAGCGGTCTGGTTGTTCCTGATGAGGGCTCCGACGATATCAGCAGATGGATTGAAATGTATTTAACAGTAGTTTCTATGCATCTCTGATCGGCATTCAATATCGGAAGCTCACTAAAACTCCTTGGGCTCCGTCTTCCAACAAGCCGGGATATATGGCTAACTTTTGCTCATAGGGGCTGGTGAAAGCATAACTAAAGCCAGTGGCAATCACTGCGCTGGCGATGACATCACGCCAATAATGATTATCCGATGTTACCCTCGACCAGCCCACTGCACCCGCCGCAATATATGCTGGAAGTCCATAACTCCATCCATAACGCATTTGCAAGTAACTGGCACCACTGAATGCTAATGCCGTGTGTCCAGAGGGGAAACTATGGGGGGAACCATTTGGACGAGTAGCATCAACGCTAAATTTTAATATTTCAACCGTTGCGGTGGTGGAGAGCACGCCAAATCCTAGCTCTTTCATCCCCTCGTAGTCACCTTTATACCAGGAGATACCTGTTGCAATAGCGGGGATGGCAAATTGTGCAATGTCGCCATAAGTTTCAAACGTACTGGCTGCGTGTGTGGAACCGACATGACTTACCATCATGGCGACGTATATCAATGTCCTTTTCATAGAAAGCTCCCTTTTATTATTTTTATTGATCAAGCCCCTCGGTCGATATCAGGAAGTGATGTGGCATGGGGGTGATCATTAATAATGAATTTGATTTTTATGGATATTATTCAATGGTGGTGCTTGGGTGCATCAGATGCTGCACTTGCCATTTCGAATAAATTTTTTGGATGAATCAACCAATGCTCCCAGGTGTTGCAAGGTACTGCGTCCAATCAGTACGGGATATTTCTTGTTGCTACGGTTGGCGAGTGTGAATTCTTCCTTCTTCAGGGAATGGCCGCCGATGCAGATATCCATTAAGACAACCACTCTGTGAACCTCACCACCTGCACCGCTGATCTTCACTTTGCGTATAACGGGCAGGTCATATGGAACTGACTTAGGTTTATCTGAATTTCCACCTTCTATGTCAATGTTAAATCTAACCCATTGTGTATTGTCTTTTTCATACAGCTCGATGCCATTAGCATCAACAGAGGATGATTTCGCTCCGGTATCGAACTTCATTTCTAGCGGGGTTGAATTAGGCAAAATGATACCGTGTTCGACCCAACCGTAGATAGCTTGTATGTTATCCGCCGCTGATAATGATGCAGCCATTAGCAGCAGAGCTGAAAGTATTAGTTTTGACATGTGCGTCTACCCCCTAATTAATTTTGACTATAGGGCGTGTTTATTAAGGAACGCTTAAGGTGATTCATAAAAATAACATGCATGTATTTGAAGTGTTAAAGAGGAGGCTGCGACAATCATGTCGGCAATAGGAGGGGGTAGCAGCTTAATGGGGGCCAGTAGTATCCGCTTGACAGGCTTCCAACGAAGCCTATGATGGCGACTCATCGAGGTCTTTTTTAGAGTGTTCCAGCGGTTGTCCTGATTGAGCCTTGGCTTAATTCTTCCTTAAGGTTACCTGAATAGAATCACGATATGTCCGGTTATTGATGTAAAAGCGCTTGTCTTTACGGAAAAAGATGGCGATTCCGGGCGCCAAAAACTGAGCTCCTATGCAGGGCTGCCATTTCAATATTGCTTTTGGAGTAAACGGATGCGTCCCACATTGGATGTGATGAAGGTTAACCTGTTGTTGGTATTGCTGTTTGCACTTGTATTCAACGGTACTATCTTCTTGCATTTCTACACGATTTTGCATGCGCTTGAGCATGTCAAGGTGGGCTTTGCTCTCTCGATTCCGTTTGTGTTGCTGGCCGCGCTTAATGCCGTGTTTCTGCCGTTCACCTTTCGCTATCTGCTCAAACCTTTTTTCTGTCTGTTAATCTTGTCAGGCTCTATCGTCAGCTACGCAATGATGAGATATGGCGTCATCTTCGATGCTGGCATGATGCAGAACATCTTCGAGACCAATCATAGTGAGGCGAGTTCCTACCTCAATTTCTCCGTGGTGACCTGGTTCCTGTTGACCGGCTTGCTACCAACGCTGTGTCTGTTGTGGGTAAAGATCGAATATCCGCGCCCTTGGTACAAGGGATTGGGCATGCGGCTTGGCGGGATCGCCATGTCTCTGTTGTTTCTGATGGGAGTTGCCGCACTCTATTATCAGGACTACGCCTCTGTCGGGCGTAACAACAACGTTCTCTCCAAGGAAATCGTGCCAGCCAACTATGTGAGTGGCCTCTTCAAATACGTCAAGAGGAACCTGTTCACGACACCGACTCCCTATTTGCAACTCGGTACCGATGCCCATGTGGTTAGCATGAGTGACAAGCCGACTCTGATGTTCCTGGTGCTGGGTGAGACGGCACGTAGCAAGAACTATTCTCTCAACGGTTACGAGAAGCCGACTAACTATTTCACTGCGCAAGAGCAGGGGCTGGTCTCTTTCAAAGACGTCCGCGCTTGTGGCACCGCCACTGCGGTTTCCGTGCCTTGCATGTTCTCCAACATGACCCGACGAGACTATGATGAAACCTTGGCCAAGTCGCGGGATGGGGTGCTGGATGTGCTGCAACATGCCGGGGTGTCCGTGCTGTGGAAGGATAACAATAGTGGTTGCAAGGGGGCTTGTAAGAATGTGCCCACCATCGTAATCGAACCCAAGCAATTCCCTGCTCTTTGTGACGGGGACACATGCTACGACGAGGTGCTGTTACAGGGGTTGGATCAGCAGATCGCCGACATGAAGAGCAAGCAGGGCGACAAGCTGGTAGCGTTTCACCTGATAGGTAGCCATGGGCCCACCTACTATCGCCGCTACCCCACCACCGATCGCTTCTTTGTTCCGGACTGCCAGCGTAGTGATATCGAGAACTGCAGCAACGCGGAGCTGGTCAACACTTACGACAACACCATCCGTTACACTGACAAGGTGCTGTCCCAGCTCATTGCCAAACTCAAGACGCTCGAGAGCCAGTACAACGTGGGGCTGGTCTATCTGTCGGATCATGGCGAATCACTCGGCGCTCTGGGGCTCTATCTGCACGGCACCCCCTACAAGTTTGCACCGGATGATCAAACCAAGGTGCCACTGCTGACCTGGTTCTCTCCCCAGTTTCAGGCAGATCGCCAGCTGAACATGGATTGTCTGCAGCAGGAGGCGGGCAGCAAGCGCTTCTCTCACGATAACTTGTTCCACTCCATGCTTGGCATTATGGATGTGCAGACCAAGGTCTATGAGGGGGGGCTGGATCTGTTCAAACCCTGCCGCGCCCAGAGTGTGCAGAACACCACCACACAAGCATCCATAGCGCCGTGACACAACTATCACAAAGAGTTTTGGTACTGCTGGCAGTTGAGGTCTATCGCTGACAGCAGTAACCACTGACTGAGTATGAAGGGGGGGCATCCTATTTTGCTGTCTGAATTGACCCCCCATCAGAAACGGTAGCTGGTCATCAGTCCCGCATAGTGCTCCTCGGGTAACAGGACGGGCGCCAGGATCCAGCGATCGGTGATAAAGGCGCCTATCGCGGCCCCCAGCGCATTGGACCCTGCATCAAGGGCAGAGAAGTCCCCCTTTCCCGTTGCGCGTTCAATTAACTCCCCGGCTACCCCAATGCCGGTTGAGATGCCAAACCCGATCCATCCCCGATGTGCCGAATAGCCATAGTAATTGGACAAGGCGGTGAACCCCGCCCCCATTGCGGCCCCCCCAATAGCGTGGCTCAGTTCGCTGTTGAAGCTGTCATTCGCCTGCGCCCCTGTGCTCAACAGGAACAATATGACGCCGGTATGTATCGCTTTCATCATGCTCTCCATGCACTGCTCTAGTGTCGCCTGTTTTCGTCCACAGCGTCCTAATCCAGTGTAAGCCAGGCACGGCATTGATTCCCGAATCCTGATGGACTAGGCGGACCTCATTGAGTGCTCGGTGTGATCTTATCACCCTATATCAATCGTTCCTCGGATAGCGGGGACGTAACTCATTTCACACCCATTAGAACTTCCGCACATTCCGCAATTATTCCCTGTTATCAGCAAGATATGATTTTCATCTGGGGCCTTAATCCTCTCTTAAGGAATATCCCCCACTCTGTGATGAAGGGCTATTTGTCTAACCGTAGGATCAGGTGAACTATGTATACCAACACCAATAATCCAGCCAACAAGGTACCCGAGATCACATTGATTTTTTGGTTGATAAAGATGATGTCGACGACCGTGGGGGAAACAGCGGCCGATTATCTGATCTTCAACCTGCATCTGGGGCTAACGACGACATCCGTATTGATGGGGGGCATGCTGATCGCCACTTTGCTGATACAACTGACGTCAGCGCACTACGTTCCCTGGAAGTACTGGTTGGCGGTGGTGCTGGTAAGCATTTTTGGCACTCTTGTGACAGATAATTTGACCGACCAAATGGGAGTGCCATTGGCACTTTCAACCAGCGTTTTTACGGTGGTGCTATTGATCACCTTCGGCATCTGGTATGCACAGGAAAAAACATTGTCTATCCGCGCCATTGATAGCCGTAAACGCGAGCTTTTTTACTGGGCAGCCATCCTTGTTACCTTTGCCCTGGGGACTGCGGCGGGGGATTGGGTCTCTGAGGGGATGGATATCGGCTATATGAATACCACTGTGCTATTTGGCTCCTTGATTGCCGCCACGGCGTTCGCCCATTACCGGTTAAAAATGAACACTGTGCTGTCATTTTGGATCGTCTATGTTTTGACTCGCCCATTAGGCGCCTCCATCGGAGACTGGTTATCACAATCCGAAAAACATGGCGGCCTTGGCTTCGGCGTTACCAGCACCAGCCTCGTATTCTTTGTGTGCATCTTCCTACTGGTCGCTTACCAATCCGTACCGACACGGCAGCGGCAATAATGGATCTGGACAGGCAAAGAGAGGCCTGCCCATGTCTGCTTGGACTATCGCCTTACCACCGGTAGTTCCCCAAGATCGGTGGTATAGCGGGGGCTGAGTTGCTCCCGTTTCATCGTCAATTCCCTGGGGTCTCTCCCTCTTGCTGCAAAGTAGACTTTCCCCAGCCGCCCCTGGTTAATCTTGTCGATCACCTGCATCAGTGCCTCGCTGCGGGGATCCTGCTGCGGGTCAGCGAAAAGATCTCCCTGGTGCATGCTGACCGGGGTGAAATCGGCCAGCATGACGCCCCCCTTCATATAGCGGACATCATCCCGCCAGATCCGGCGCAGCAGCGGTTCAACCAGTGCCAGCAGGTCACGGGTATCTGAGGTGGGGGTCTGCAACCGGGTCGATATCTGGTTGCCGTAGTAGGTCTCCCGCTCCGATAAGGGGCTGCTCCTTATAAAGAGGGTGACGTGGCGGCACCGTTGCCCCTCGGCCCGCAGCTTCTCGGCAGCCCGCTCCATGTAGCCGGCCAGTGCCTCCCGCATGGGGACAAAGTCGGTGATGCGCTCGCCGAAGCTCCGGCTGCAGATGATCTGCTGCTTGGCCTGGACCAATTGCTCCAGCTCGGCACAGGGGATCCCCCGCAGCTCCTGCACGGTGCGCTCGACGACGACGCCATACTGACGGCGCAGGCTCTTGGGGTCGGCCACTACCAGGTCAGCCACAGTGTTGATGCCCTGGGCCGTCAGTTTGGCTGTCAGTTTGCGCCCGATCCCCCAGACTTCCTCAACCGGGGTGATGGCCATCAGCTTGGCGCGGCGCCCCTCATCACGCAGATCCACCACACCGCCGGTGGCCGGCCACTTCTTGGCGGCGTAGTTCGCCAGCTTGGCGAGAGTCTTGGTGGGCCCGATGCCGACTCCGACGGTGAGACCGGTCCATTGCTGCACTCGCTCGCGAACTTGGCGGCCATAGGCCATCAGGTCGCCAGCCCAGAACTCCCCGAGCTCGATGAACGCTTCATCGATACTGTAGACCTCCACCGCCGGCGCCATGCTCTCCAGGGTCGTCATCACCCGGTTCGACATGTCGCCGTAGAGGGCGTAGTTGGAGCTGAACCAGATGCCTCCCTGCTCCTCGTAGAGCTCGCGGATCTGGAAGTAGGGCACCGCCATCTTGATCCCCAGTGCTTTGGCCTCTGGGCTGCGAGACACAACGCAGCCATCGTTGTTGGAGAGCACCACGATGGGCCGCCCCTTCAGATCAGGCCGAAACAGGCGTTCGCAGGAGGCGTAGAAGTTGTTCACATCGACCAGGGCAATGGCGGTGGGCATGGTTTACCCCTGCTTGGTCTTGTGGAGCACGAAGGTGACGACCCCGAATATCTCCAGCTCCTGCCCTTCTTGCGGATAAATAGGAGGAAAATCGGGGTTGGCCGGGAGTAGGGCGGGCCGTGGCGTTTCCTGCAGTTCCTTGACGGTGAACTCGCCATCCAGGCAGGCCAGCACAATGGCGCCATGGCGGGCCTCTACCGCCCTGTCGACAACCAGCAGGTCGCCGTCATGGATCCCCTTCCTGACCATGCTGTGTCCACTGGCGCGCACGTAGAATGTGGCGGCCGGATGCTCGATGCAGATCTGGTTCAGGTCGATGGTCTGCTCCACATAGTCTTGGGCCGGGCTGGGGAAGCCACAGGCGACAGGCGAAAGGAACAGCGGCAGCTCAAGGCTGTCGGGTGATGGATGCGTGATAGCAAGCATGGTTCTGGCTCTTACTGTGTTTTTATACAGTATAGCAAGGGCCTTTGCTGTCCGCATCAGGTGCCAGTTGGGATGTACTTCAGTTGACTCTGGCGCCAGCTCTGCCAATTAAAATCATTTTAGCGGCTAAAATGTCGTGGTGAGACATTTTATAATTTCAGCACGAACTATGTCGCAGCAGGACAATTATTAATAACTTTCGTTTGCCTATATGGATAAACCATATGAATGATTTTCTTTGGTCGGCTTTTGGTCGCATAGAGCACACAAGATGTGTTTGTTAATGCTTTTCTTGGAATCAATATTTTATCGGGCAGTCAATTGTTTATATCCATGTGGGAACATCCTAACAATCAATATTGAAATTCTGATGATGGACAACCGTCAATGATTATTTGATTCTGTGATTATATAATCATGAGGGGAGCACAAAAGTAGATACGTCGACAATATCAGGCCGCATGCGGGCTCAGTCGCCATCCGTTACCATGGAGGGGTTCGAGAGGGTCCGTCATTGTCCGGCACCGCCACTCATCAAGATTGCAATCTTGATGTAAAACGCGGTCTGCGTTGGTGTTGTGCAAGCGAGCTGTAGTGATACGACAAAGATTTGGTTCTTGTCTTGGTCTGGGGTTCACCGATGTGAGAGCGGCTAAATAGTAATAATGACAATATGAAATTAAAAATATTGGCTTCAACTAAAAATAAATAAACTATCGTTTGCTTATAATCGTCAATGTCGTAGCAAGACATTGCTCCATATTTCACATATGGCATTTTTAATATGAGTCAACTCTAGTTGACTGCTTTCTAAACTATAATTTACAGAATGTAGCGAAATCCACGTTTCGTGAGACCGAGAGTGGTTTGTAGCATCTGAACAGATTTTCTAGGCTGAACCTTGAAAACCTGTCTTTTATCAAATTGTCATTGACAGACAGAATTACAGGTCTGTAAATTATCCCCACTGGCAGCCCATGCCAAATAACTCATGCACTTAATTTTCATCCGAGCAGATAATGCCGGAGGCTCGCTATTATGTTAATGACTGAATATCCGCTCCGTTATTGGCAGGGGAAAGGGGTTTTCACAGCTGAAGTTAATGGGGATGAGCTTATGGAGTTCAAGGTATCCCAGCTCCTCGGGACTGGGAACTCTGTGCTCAAGATGGTGATCCAGGCTCATGAGCGGGCAGGTTGCGATATGGGGGCATGCTGGGCGGAGCTGGCGGCACTGCAACAAATTGCGTGTATGAGTGGTTTTAGTGAGGTGCTTATATCTACAGCAGGGATTGGCCCTAGGAGGGAAAGTGGATCTGGAACGGGTTTGGGTAGTTGGCGTTTTGATGGTGACACTGGTCGTTGGGTGCGTCGTTTTGCTGTTCGGTGACAGCTATATTTCGCGAAAGCAGGCTGAGCTGTGTGTGCAAGGATGGGTTGGCAGCTTACCAAGCTGGGAGGCTGAGCAGTGCGCAGTATTGTTTACTAAACCTGGAGTATATGTGAAGCGGACGAGCAGTGGCGACGTTCTCCTTGGTAGCTTCCAGATTAGCCGTTATGACCTGAGCATGATCCATAAGGCTGTGATGGATAGTGCGCCAGAAAGTATGACTAGCGTGGCGCCATTCGATGTGTGGTGGAGTAACTTGCCAACGGGTGGCCGTTGACAGTCAAAAGCAATTTTGTGTAGAGTGAAAGCCAATGATGGAGGACTGCACCCGAAAGGGTTCAGTCCTTTTTTATTTCCCTTTCCAAACCTCGGCCTTGCCGGGGTTTTTCGTTTCTGGGGGATTCATGAACCAAGGACATGAGCAGCTCGCTACCACAGTGGTCGGTGAAACTGCGAAATCAGCCCCTCCTGTCGCAGTGGTGAGTATGTCGTGGGCTGGTGTCTCGCTGAACGATTGGGTGCTGATCGCGACGCTAGTATGGCTTTCAGTGCAAATCGGCTGGTTTATCTGGTCGAACATCATCAAGCCACGCGCCAAGCAGGTGGGGTAGGCATGACAAAAGTGCGAATTGCCATAGCGGCGCTCACTCTCAGTGCTGCGGGCTTTGTGGGGCTCCTGAATCGGGAGGGGTTTGAGCCGATGGCTTACCCCGATCCGGTACACGGTACCAAGCTCCCCACTATCGGCTTTGGAAGCACCGAAGGGGTCAAGATGGGGGACACCATCACTCCCGTCGCCGCGGTGAACCGGAGCCTTCGGGAGGTACGGGTATTCGAGGATTCCCTCAAGGCCTGCATCAAGGTGCCACTCCACCAGTATGAGTTCGACGCCTATGTCGAGCTCTCCCACAACATTGGCCCCGGTGCCTTCTGTCGCTCCACCATCGTGAAGCGCCTGAACTCTGGCGACTACTCCGGGGCCTGTGAGGCGATCCTGCTGTTCAAGCGATCCGGTAATCAGGACTGTTCAGCGCCAGGGAACCGGGTATGCCCGGGGCTCTGGAAAGACCGGCTGCGCCTCAATACTAAGTGCAAGGGGGCATGATGGGAGTGACTCCACAGAGTAAGGCTGTGCCATTTCTGGCCGGCGCCTTGGTGATAGCCGCCCTGGCCGGCGGTGGGGTGGCGCTCTATCGATCTGGTCATGCTGCTGGGGAGGAGGGGGAGCGCAAGACCTGGCAGGTGAAGTGGAATGAAGAGGCTACCAGCCTCGCTACTGCCAGGACCAAGGCAGAGCTGGAGGCTCGGAAGGAAGAACAGCGCCGTCAGGCAAAAATCGATGAGGTGAGAGACCATGCACAAGAACAAATCGCCCAAGCACAAGCTGATGCTGTTGCTGCTGGCCTTGAGTCTGGTCGGTTGCGTGAGCAAGCCCGCCGCCTGGCAGCCAGAGCAAGTCAGTGCACCAGCGGTTCCGGCGCTTCCCAGGGAGGCCCGGCAGCCGGGCAACCTGCCATGGTGCTCGCCGACCTGCTCGGCAGGGCTGACGAAAGAGCGGGTGAGCTGGCAGCAGCGTATGACCGAGCTCGAGCATCCGGTCTGGCCTGCGAAAGAGCCTACGACTCCTTGATTACCCGGCAGTAACCGAATCGCCGCACCGGGTCACTCTACCATCTGGCGGGTCGTCCCGCGTTAATGTGTGCCGGTGCGGCACCAACCAGGTAGCAGCCATGCCTCCACGAGTTCCCAAGGTGTGCAGAGATCGTACCTGCCATCAGTTGACTATCGAGCGGCATGGCTACTGCCCAGCCCACATACATCTGCTCGATGGGTGGAAGAAGGTCGCCAAGGTCAGCGCCGATGATCGCGGCTATGACTGGGCGTGGCGCAAGCGGCGCAAGCGGATCCTGGTGAGGGATAGCTACCTGTGCCAGGTGTGCCTTGCTCTTGGCATTGTGACGCCAGCGACTCAAGTCGATCACATCGTCAACAAGGCCGCTGACGGCACCGATGATGACGATAACTTGCAGAGCATCTGCGACCCTTGCCACGCCACCAAGACGCGGGCAGAGGCGCTGGCAGCCCGCCGGGCGGGGCTGGGGAGGGGGTAGGGGGGATCAAATCCTCCCAGCTTTTCGACCTCACCACTGCTCCGCCCCGTGAAATTTTTATACCCGCGAAATTAAAAATTTAAATGGAGGGCGCGATGGGCGGTGCAGCTACCGTGCCCGGGCGCGGTAGGAAGCCCAAGCCGACGGCCTTGAAGCGCTTAGGGGGCAATGCCGGCAAGCGGGCGCTGAACAAAAACGAACCTACCTTCACCCCTTTGATCGGGGTCGCTTGCCCAGAGTGGCTGGCAGAAGACCAGTGGGCCCCCACGTTATGGGACATGGTGATCAAAGAGCTGTGCGCCGCCGAGGTACTGTGCATCACCGATCTGCACAACCTGGAGGCATTCTGCGCCGCTTACTCCCGCTGGCGCAGAGCCGAGATCGAGATCACCAGGCACGGCCTGGTGGTTGAAGGGGCCACTGGTGGTCCAGTCAAAAATCCGGCCTGTACCGTCGCCAACGAATCACTCAAGCAAATGACCACATACGGGGCCCTGCTCGGGCTGGACCCTTCCAGCCGCTCGCGCCTGATCGGCGGCAACAAGAAGAAGGGAGGAGGCAACCCGTTCGCTGCTTTGTAGGGATGGACTATGGCCGCACGCAAAAGCTATCCCTACGTCAACGTGGCCAATGGCTACGCCCGCGATGTGGTGCGCGGCAACATCCCCGCCTGCCGCTACGTGATCCAGGCCTGCCAGCGGCATCTCGATGATCTGGCCAAAGAGAAGTCGGCCAAGTTCCGGTTTCGTTTCGACAAGGACAAAGCCGAACGGGCTGCCAAGTTCGTTCAGCTCATGCCCCACACCAAAGGGGAGTGGGCCTTCAAGCGCCAGACCTTGAACCTCGAGCCGTGGCAACTGTTCATCATCTGCTGCGTGTTTGGCTGGGTGCGCAAGGGCAGCGGGCTGCGTCGCTTTCGCGAGGTCTACAACGAGATCCCCCGCAAGAATGGCAAGTCGGCGCTCTCCGCTCCGGTTGGCCTCTACTGCTTCGCGGCAGATAACGAATTCGGTGCCGAGGTCTACTCCGGCGCCACCACTGAAAAACAGGCGTGGGAGGTATTCCGCCCCGCCCGCCTGATGGCCAAGCGTACCCCAGCGCTGCTCGATCACTACGGCATCGAGGTCAACGCCAGCAACCTGAATATCCCTGCTGACGGTGCTCGCTTTGAGCCGCTGATTGGCAATCCGGGTGACGGTCAGTCGCCATCCTGCGCCATCGTGGACGAATACCACGAGCATGACAGCGACGACCTCTACACCACCATGATCACCGGTATGGGCGCCCGCCGCCAACCGCTGATGTGGGTCATCACCACTGCCGGCTACAACATCGACGGCCCCTGCTACGACAAGCGGCGGGAAGTAATCGAGATGCTGGCTGGCACGGTGCCGGACGATGAGCTGTTCGGGATCATCTACACCATTGACGAGGGTGATGACTGGGCGGATCCCAAGGTGTTAGCTAAGGCTAATCCGAACATGGGCATCTCGGTTTACTCCGAGCATCTGCTGGCGCAGCAGGCCAAGGCCATCAAGTCGGCCCGCTTTGCCAACATCTTCAAAACCAAACACCTCAACGTCTGGGTCTCGGCCAAGACGGCGTTCTACAACATGCAGCGCTGGGCGGCCTGCGAAGACAAGAGCCTCACCCTGGAGCAGTTCGACGGTGACGAGTGCATCCTCGGTTTCGACCTGGCCCGCAAGCTCGACATGAACTCCATGGCGCGGCTGTTCTGGCGCGATATCGACGGCAAGCGCCACTACTACTCGGTCGCCCCCAGGTTCTGGGTGCCGGAAGATACCGTGTTCGATAACGATAACCGGCGTCTGGCGGAGCGATACCAGAAGTGGGTCAACCTGGGCGAGCTCAGCACCACCGATGGGGCAGAGATCGACTATCGCGAGATCTTCGAAGAGGCCAAAGAGGCCAACCTGGCCAACAAGGTGCTGGAGACTCCACTCGATCCGGCAGGGGCAATTGCCCTGTCTCACTCGCTGGCAGATGAGGGGATGACCCCCATCACCATCACCCAGAACTATCAGAACATGTCCGCCGGAATGAAGGAGCTGGAGGCTGCGATCCAGGCCGGCCGCTTCCACCACGACGGCAACAGCCTGATGACCTGGTGTATCGGCAATGTGATCGGCAAGAACCTACCCGGAAACGATGACATGGTGCGCCCGGTCAAGGAGAGCGCGGATCAGAAGATAGACGGCGCGGTGGCGCTGATCATGACCATCGCCCGCGCCATGGTGCCGGATCGCGGCGATGACCGCTCCATCTACGAAACCTCGGACGTTTTATGCTGACACAACTTTTCATTTTCATCGTGGGCCTGCTGGGGGCTGCGGCGCTGGCCTATGGCGCCAGCCTCTACGCCCCGCCGCTCGGCTGGATAGTGGGCGGTCTGCTCTGCCTGATCTGGTCATTAATGATGAGTCGAGCAGTGGCTGCCGCCGAGTTCGCCAAACGCCACAAGGGGGATAGCTAATGTTCCTGCCAATGATGTTCGGCAGCGGGCGCAAGGGCGGCAACTTCAGTCAGTGGATCAGCAGCATGGCGGGTAAGACGACCAAGGCCGGTGTGCTGGTAACGCCGGAGACTGCCCTGGCGCAAGGGGTAGTGCGTGCCTGTGTCACCCTGCTGGCCGAGTCCGTGGCGCAGCTCCCCTGTGAGCTCTACCGTCGAGATGATGACCAGCGGCTGCGTGCAACTGACCACCCGCTGTACGACCTCATCCACAACCAGCCTAACCAGAAAGACACAGCGTTTGAATTCAATGAGCAGCGCATGGGTCACCTGGGCCTGCGTGGTAACAGTTACAGCTTGATCGACCGGGATGGGCGAGGCTTCATCACAGAGCTCATTCCCATCAACCCGGACAAGGTAGCGGTGCTCAAAGGGCCGGATGGGTTGCCCTATTACCAGTTGCTGGATGGCAGCAACCAGATCTTGCCGATGCGGATGGTGCACCACGTCAAGGCGTTCAGTCTTGATGGCTACCTGGGGCTGTCACCGATCCAGACCAACCCGGACACCATCGGGCTCGCCATGGCGGTGGATGAGCATGCGGGACGGGTGTTTGCTAACGGCACGACCCTCTCGGGTGTCATCGAGAGCCCGAAGGATGGCGCCAAGTTCGATACCCAGGCCAAGGTGGATGCGTTCCTCGGCAAGTTTGTAGAGCGCCATTCCGGACTGCGCAACGCCTTTTCGGTCGCATTACTGCAGGAGGGGATGCAGTACAAACAGCTCGCCATGAACAACGAGCAGGCGCAGTTGCTGGAGTCCCGCAAGTACGGGGCCAACGAGATCTGCCGTCTCTACAAGGTACCGCCGCACATGATCGGCGAACTGGAGCGGGCGACCAACAACAACATCGAGCACCAGGGGCTGCAGTTTGTCATCTACACCTTGCTGGCTTGGGTCAAGCGGATCGAAGGCGCGATGATGCGTGACCTGTTGTTGCCTGCGGAGCGCAAGAACCTTTACATCGAGTTCAACGTCTCCGGGTTGTTACGGGCAGATCAGAAGTCCCGCTATGAGGCTTATGCCCTCGGTCGCCAATGGGGCTGGATGAGTGTCAACGATATTCGCCGGTTGGAGAACCTGCCGCCGGTAGCAGGTGGAGATATCTACCTGACTCCGCTCAACATGGTGAGCACCGGCTCACTCCCACCAGGCATCACCAAAGCCAGCACCGAACAACTCAACGAGATCGAGGCCATCCTATGCCGAAGCTGATCAATTATCCCCATCTGGCCAGCATGGCGTTTGGCCAACCACTCTATGCCACCCAGGATGTACTGGCTGGGGTGAAGAGCTTGCTGCTACCACGCATGCTGGGCAACCAGCGAGACATCATGGCTGCCGATGAATTGCCGGACGGGTTCGAGCCTGCTCCGCTGGAGGCCAAGGGCGAGTTCAAGAACCGGATCGGCGGGCTGGCAGTCATCCCTGTGCACGGCATCCTGATGGCGCGGCGTGGTCACATCGATGCTACCTGCACCGAGCTGACCAGCTACGAGTGGGTGAGGATGCAGATCGCCACTGCGCTGGCCGACGAACGGGTCAAGGAGATCGTGCTCGACATCAACTCCGGCGGTGGCATGGCGGTGGGCTGCAAGGAGTTGGCGGAATACATCTATTCCAAGCGCAGCGTCAAACCGATCACCGCCCTGGTCAACTTTGCCGCCTACTCGGCCGCTTACTTCATCGCATCCGCTTGCACCAGGGTGGTGGTGAGCGAGACCGGCGGCTGCGGCTCGGTGGGCGTCATCATGGAGCACATGGAGGTGAGCAAGTGGGAGCAGGAGGTGGGTCTAACCTTCACCACCTTCTACCGCGGCGAGCGCAAGAAGGACGGCTCCCCTCACGAACCCCTATCCGAGGGGGCGATGGCTTCCATCAACCACCGGATGGATCAGGCCTACGAGCTGTTCGTGAACTCCGTCGCTCGCTATCGCGACCTTCCCATCGAGCAGGTGAAGGCCACCGAAGCAGCCCTCTTTAGCGGCAGTGAAGCCGTGGCCAATGGCATGGCTGACGAGCTGGCCAATCCCCAGGATTATCTCAACGCCCTTGCCGCCAGCGTGGCCAATCAGGGCAAACCTCAACAGTCCGTCGGCTTTCGGGCCAAGGCCATCGAATTGCAGAACCAGCTCTAGCCCTGCGGCGGAGCCCATCCCAATAAGCCCCATCAGGGGCTTTTTTTATACCCAAAGGAAACCACTCGATGAAAACTATCGAAACCCTCCGCCGCGAGCGTGGCGAAATCGTCGCCCAGATTACCGCCCTGGCTGACATTGAGAAGCAGGGCGGGGCTCTGAGTGCAGAGCAGTTGTCCGAATTCACTTCACTCGAGAGCAAAGTCGCGGAAATCAGTGCCCAGATCACCCGTCTGGAAACTGCAGAGCGGCTGGCTGCTCAACAAGCGGTACCGGTAGCTGCCTCTGTCGCAGTCATTGGTGCCTCGGCCATCCACGTTAAGGCCGAGCTTAAGCAGTACCCTGGTGCTGGCATGGCTCGCCTCGCCATGGCCGTTGCCGCTGGCAAGGGGGATATGAAGTTGGCCGAGCAATTCGCCGCCAAAGAGATCGGCGATGCCGGGATCGCCATGGTGATCGGCACCGCGGCCGGCTCCGGTGGCGCACTCATCCCCGAGAACCTGCACTCCGAGCTGATCGAGCTGCTGCGCCCGCGCACCATCGTGCGCAAGCTCGGCGCTCGCCCGGTGCCGCTGCCCAACGGCAACCTCTCTATGCCGCGCATGTCCGGCGGCGCGACCTCCAGCTACGTAGGGGAAGGGATTGATGCCAAGGCCACCGGCGGTAGCTTCGATGATGTGAAGCTCTCGGCCAAGACCATCATCACCCTGGTCCCGATGAGCAATCAGTTGATCGGGAGCGCCGGGTACAACGTGGAGCAACTGGTGCTGGGTGACATGATCGCGGCCATGGGTAGCCGCGAGGACAAGGCGTTTCTGCGCGACGACGGTTCCAACAACACCCCGACCGGTTTCAAGAAGGTGGCCACCGATGCGGGCCGCACCATCGCCTGGACTGGCACGGCGGATCTGGCCACCATTGATGCCTACCTCGACTCGCTCATCCTGAAGCTGATGAGCTCCGACTCCATGATGATCAATCCGGGCTGGGGCATGAGCCCGCGTTCCTGGATGAAGCTGTTCGGTCTGCGCGATGGCAACGGCAACAAGCTCTATCCGGAGATGGCCCAAGGCCTGCTTAAGGGCTACCCGATTGCCCATACCAACACCATCCCGGTGAACCTCGGCGCGGGTACCAATCAGACCGAGATCTACTTCGCCGACTGGAACGATGTGGTGATCGGCGAGCAGGACAACATGACCATCGACTTCAGTCGCGAGGCCACCTATGTGGATGCCGCTGGCGAGCTGGTCAGCGCCTATGCCCGCAACCAATCCCTGATCCGGCTGGTCGGCAACCACGATGTGGGCTTCCGCCATCCTGAAGGGCTGGTACTGGGGACCGCCGTTACCTGGTAAACCCTGCCATGGGGCTACTTCGTGGCCCCTTCCATTTCACTATCAAGACCGTTCAGGAGAGCCATCATGGCCAAACCAGACAAGGCGGGGAGCGATCCCGTCGTGACGCTTATCAAGGTCATCCGCCCCTTCAAGAACTACAGCCCCGGCGATATCACCGGATTTGATGCAGCCAAGGCACAGGCCTTGATCGACGGTGGCGTGGCAGAGGCCTACACCGCAGCCGAGGGTGAGGAGTAAGCATGTTGCTGATCACCGTGGCAGAGGCCAAGGCGCAGTGCCGTATTGAACCGGAGATGACCGACGAAGATGCGCTGCTGACCGGTTTGATTGAAGCGGCGATCAGCCACATCCAGTCCGACATCAACAAGCCGCTGGTGGCGACAGGGGAGGAGGGGCAGCCTCTCACCCCAGCGCTCAAGCTGGCGGCCTTGCTGCTGATCGGCCATTGGTACACCAACCGGGAGGCCGTGGTGACGGGCACCATCGCAACGACTCTGCCGCTGGCGTATGACTCACTGATCCATCCCTATCGTGACATCGTGGTGGGCTAGGGGGATGCATGCTTAAAAGTGGCGAACTCGACACCCGGCTGACGCGCTTTGGCGCCGCAACCGGCACCCCCCCAGAATGGCCGCTGCTTGGCAAACTGTGGGCGAAGATCATTGATCCGAAGGCGGCAGGGCGCGAGGCCCAAGCCAGTATCTATGCGACCGGCTCGACCCTAATCACGGTGCGGGTTCGGGGCGATATCCTGCCCGGGCAGTTGCTGAAGGGGAATGCCTGCTGGTACTTGATCGAAGACACCGCCAGCGAGCCTGGCGCCTTGCAGATCTCCGCCCGCAAACTCTCCGGTGAGCCAGCGACCTACACCCCGAAGCAGGGCGAACCTTATCCGGTCACCGCCTTCTTGGCGGCTGAGAACGTGATGGTGGGGGCCCGCAGCGAACCGCGACACCAGATAGACCTGATCCTGCCTGAGCTCGTCCCCCCCTTTGCACGCCAGGGTGACCAGGTCACCTTACGTGGCCGGCAATACCGTATCGATGGGCTGATTGAGGGCAGTGACAACGGCACCACGCTGCGAGTGATGGTGGTCTGATGCCGGGCGGACTTAGCCGCAAGCGCAGGGCCAGGGCGATCAACGTCACCGGCCTGAGCGATAGCGTCGATGCATTCAAGGCGCTCCCTGCCACGATCCGCAAGCAGCTGGTGGCCGTGGTCAATGAAGTGGCCGCCAACACCCGGAGTGACATCGTGAACCGGATCGCCGCCGATGGGTTCAATACGGCCTCGGTCAGGGCGCGGATACGGCTCGACAAGGCGAACGCCAGCAACGACGTTGCCACCATCAGCCTGGACCTGAAGAAGATCCCGTTCAGCCGAGTCAAATTTGCCAGCCAGCGTACCGATGGCACCGGTACCCGGGCCAGCGTCTGGGTGCTGCGGGGCGGCAAGCGTGTGCAGGTCTACGGTTTTATCAACCCTTACGGCAAGAAGCGCCGCCCGATGATCCGCTATGCGAAAGCCGGTAAGCCTCGGCTGGTGATGGCGGGTGGTGTGGGCCTGCGGGGCTGGTGGAACGACATCATCACAGAGCAGTTTCTCGACGAGCTGCAAGCCAACCTTGCCAGCACCTTCAGCAGGAGAGTGACATGACCGAAGCGACCGTCATCATCGATGCGTTGCTGGCCAAGTTGCGCAGTGTGCCAGCACTGTCTCCAGAAGACAGGGTGTGCGACAGCGACCCGCAGATCGACCAGCATACCCCACTGCCGCTGGCCCATTTTCGGGAGCTGACCGAGGTCAAACCGGAGCGGCGGGGGCGGGAGTGGAAGCGCACCCGCAACATTCAGGTGGACCTCTACCAGCCCGCGAGTGACGGGCGGCCAGGGCGTGACCGGTTGCTGTCAGAGGTGCTGGCGGCGCTGGTGCCCTCGACGGCGGGGATCCCCCTGCCGGGCACGACGTTGCTCACTATCTCGGTGGGCACCATCAATCTGGAACCCGAAGAAATCGGCAGCGACACCTTGCTGACCTCCATCCAATTTAGCCTCACCTATACCGCCAGCCTCTAGGTTGGCACCACCATCTGGATACCATAGGAGCATCCAAGCATGTCATTTACCGACAAAGGCCTGCTGCTGGCCGGTGATGTCTACATCGCCGAAATCAACAACGGCGTGAAAGGGCCCCTGATTGGCCCCATCAACGTCAACGAGATCACCGTCACCCCGCCGACCACCGAGGAGAAGTCGCGCATCTCCAAGAAGCGCAGTACCTTCGGACAGGCGCTGGACTCGGTCCAACTGCCGAAAGACCCGGCCAAGCTCTCCCTGAAATGGGACTCCATGACCAAACAGCTGCTGGCCGATGCCATCGCCGGCAAGCAGGTGGCTTTCACCCAGGCCGAGACTCCGGTGGTGGATGAGCTGGTAACTCTCAGCAAGCTGGGTTGGGTCGAGCTTGCCACTGCTTTTATCAAGCCGGGCACCATTACCGTAAAACTCAGTGCTGGCAGTACCGCGCTGGTACTCGACACCGATTACCAGGTAAACGGCAACATGATCATGGCCATCAGCGATCAGGCTGCTGCGGCCTGCAAGGTCAGCTACACCAAGGCGGCCGTGACCGGCACAACCTACACCGGCACCACCGAGACCCTCAAGCCACGCTACTTCCTGATCGACGGCGAGAACCTGGCCAACCCCGGCCAGCGGGTGCGCGTCACCATCGACCAGGCCATGCTGGCCGCCCAGGGCGCACTGGCGCTGATGAGTGGCGAGTTTATGGAAGGGGAGCTGGAGGGGTCGCTGGTGACCCAGCCCGGCAAGTCCGAGCCATACCGGATGGAAATCCTCAACTGAAAAAAGATGGCATCAATAGATGCCATCACGATTCATCAATGAGTTTCTACCCTTTTTTCCCCGGTATGATCTTCGAGGGTTGGGCAATTTTTAGGATCTTTGATGTGTGCCACTCTCCCTTTTTGGAGAGAGAACGAACCTTCCTTTTGTATTCGGGGGCAGTCAAAGGGGACTTCTCTCTATGTCGGGACTGATTGCAAAACTTGCAGGCAGCAACAATATTTTCTGTCGAATTGGAGCCTCCTTCGCTCTTAGGATGGAGGTGTTCACCGGTGCATTGGAGCAGGTTTACCTGCTGCTCACTGATACGGTGTCGGTCAGAAAACTGTGCTGGGTTTGTTTCCCACATCGGCATATTGCAGTAATAGCAACGATGGGCTTGATTGACGGCAGCACGGTGACGCTGCCTTTGAATTGAACTTGCCATATAGGGCTCCAAAAAATGTTTTGAAACCCGGGCGGTAATACAGACAGGCCATAACGGGCTTCAATGTTGAAGTTGAAGTCCCGTCAACCTATGTATAGGAATGCGGGTACTGGAAGGACATCTCCCCACAGCACTACACCAGCGGCTCAACCGACTGGCACCCCATTCGTTTGAATGTGGCAGGCCAAATATCGTACAAATAAATTAATGATGCAATGCGTTACCGTATGCCTTCTTCAAAATAACGACATCTATAAACCCGCTCCGGCGGGTTTTTTCATTTCTGAGGAATCCCCATGGCCAGCAACGATACCGATATCCAGCTGCGGATCCGTGCCGCCGTTGAGGGGCTGGCCGAGGTAAGTAAACTCATCACCGAGGTGGGGGCGCTGGGGGGAGAAACAGAATCCAGCAGCGAGCAGGTTGGCTCCCTTGGCGACGAGCTGCAGCGGCTTGGTGAGCAGAACGCGACCCTGTCCCAGTTTGCCAACCTCAAGCGCAGCACTGCCGATCTGGGGGAGGGGCTGGAGGCTGCTCGCACCCGGGCCACCGGCATGGGCAAGGCGTTGGCTGATGCCAAACAACAACTGACTGCCTCCAATGCGGCTTACGGTGCCAGTCGGCAGGAGACCGAGCGGCTGGCGAGTGCCCATGCCGAAGCCAAGGCCAAGGTGGATCTGCTCCGCCAAGCGAACAGCGAGGCGAACAGCGTCACCAAGGAGCAGCGTCAGGCGCTCAAGGATGTGCGTGATCAGGTCCGCCTGCTGGGCGACCAGTACAAAGAGAGCGCGAGCCACACCAATGAGCTCAAGCGTGGGCTCGACTCGACGGAGAAGGCGCTGCGCCAACAGGCTCGGGAGTTCAATGCCGCTCGCCGTGAAGTGCAATCCCTTGATGGCCAGTATCAGCGGCAGAACACCACGCTTAACGGGCTGCGCCGTGCCCTGAGTGAGGCTGGGGTCGATACCCGTAAGCTGGCCAGTGAGCAGAGACGGGTTGAAACGGCCAGTCAGCAGGCTGGGGCTCAAGTGGCGTACCTGAAGAGCCAGCTTGCCGGACAGGCAGGGCAATTGCGCTCCACTGCCGCCGGCATGGAGGCATACAGCAAGAAAGCCAAGCAGGCAGAGCAGAACACCGAGCAACTGCATGAAGCAGTTCAGAGCGGTGAGCAAGGATGGGCTGCCCTGGCGGGTAAGATCACCGGTGTTGCTGCAGCCTATCTCAGCTTTGACCAACTGGTTGCCCGCACTACCGGGATGGTCAGAACGGCTGACGAGATCGAGCGTTTGGGCGTATCGCTCAAGAGTGTGGAAGGCAGTGCGGCTGGTGGCGAGAAGGCACTGGCCTGGTTGCGGGAGTTCAACGAGAAGACCCCGTTCCAACTCAACGAGATCACCACCGCCTTTATCAAGGCCAAGAACTTCGGATTGGATCCCTATAACGGGGTGCTGCAGGCAACGGCCAACTACACCGCCAAGACGGCAGGCACTTATCAGGATCTGGAAGGGATCATCACCGCCCTCGGGCAAGCCTATGTCAAAGGCAAGCTGCAAGCCGAGGAGATGAACCAGCTCAATGAGCGCTCGGTAGCTGCGGCCAAACTGCTGGCGAAAGCCATGGGCAAGACCACTGACGAGATCATCGCCATGGCCACGGCAGGCAAGCTGGGGCGTAACGAGATCGAGTTGTTGATCAAGGCGATGGGCGAGGATGCGGCCGGCGCGTCAGAGGAAATGGCGCAGACCTTCGGAGGTATCTGGTCGAACTTCCTGGAGCAGCTGAACCAGGTCGAACTGGCTGTAGCCGATGCGGGGATATTTGCCTTCATCAAATCCGAGTTGGCAGAGGTCACTGCCCAGATCAAAGCGGCAGCGGCAGATGGCAGTCTGGCTGACTGGGCGCAAGGCGTGTCGGATGGCATGAAGTCAGGCGCCATCGCCATTCGTGGGATCACCGAAACCCTTGTCGAGATGAGAGACGGGATCGGATTGGTGGTGAAGGTCTGGGGCACCATGAAGGTGATCCAGTGGAGTTCCCAGCTGCTCGGCTTCGGGCAGGCGATGAAAACAGGGGTTGTACAGCCGACAGCAGAGGCCGGCAAGGAGCTCGACAAGACGAGCAAAAAAGCGGTCAAGCTGAACGGGGTGCTGGCGGCGCTGACCTTGGGCAATGGTGCGGTTGCCGCTGGTCTTTCCGTACTGGTCTATGAGGGGGGCAAGGGGTTGGCCAAGCTGGCCGAAGACGCCGGGGTCTGGGCGGCCAGGATGGGCGAGGCAGGGGAAGTTGAGCAACGGGTGGCCGAGCAGTCACGCGCCTTCTTTGCCCAGCTGCAGCGCCAGGGGATGACCACCATGGCGCAGTTTGAAGAGTTCAAGAATGTACAGATCCTCACTGCACAGGAGGTGGTCAACCTCTCGGCCACCGAGCGGGCGGCCTATGAACAACGCCTGCAGGGTCACCGCGAATATCTGACCGGTCAACTGCAGGTACAAAAGGCGCTGGAAGCCTCCGGCCTCAAAGCCGAGGCCATGCAGTACCAGGCCGATGCGGCGCTGGCCAGCATGCGACAGGGGTTTCTCGATCTGGCGGCTGGAGCGGACTTGGCCGGTCAGGCCATCGACGCCAAGACCCGCCCGGCGGTGCTTAAGCTGGTGGCCGACTTCGACATGCTCAAAGCCAAAGGAAAGGAGACGACCACCGGGATCAACGAGATGTTCAAGGGACTGCAAATGGGGGACCCGACCTCCTTGCAGAATATCACCTTGGCACTCGATACCCTGCGCGAACAAGGCAAGGTCACCCAGACCGAGATCGACGCAGGACTGCGCAAGAGCCTGCAGGACATGAGCCTGCAGGATCTCGAGGTGTTGAAAGTCCAGTCAATGGCGGCCTTCGACACCATGAAAAATGGTGCCATCAGCACGGCCCAGATCACCGAGTCGGTATTGTCTGAAAAGCTGCGCCGCCTCGGCGTTGATTATCAGGCGCTCCACACCGGCATTGATGCGGTGGGCCGCCAGACAATCGATACCTTCCGCGCGGTCGCTACCGATGTGAATGCCACCTCCCAAGACATTGCCGCCGCCATGAAGGCGGCCGTCAACAAGGCAGACACGGCGCAAGAGCTGGAGGAGCTACGCCGGATCTGGTTGTCGCTGGGACAGGCCGGGAAAATCTCGGCACAGGAGCAAGGGCGCGGGCTTGGGTATCTGAATGACCAGATCCGCCAGACCAAGGTGAAGGCGGCCGAGATTGGTGATGGCTTCAACACCGCGGCGGACAAGTCGAAGAGTGCGACCGACACCATGAGGGAGAACCTCAAAGGGGTGCAGGAAGAGGCCAAGAAAACCAAGTCCGATGTTGAAGATGCTATCAGCAGCAGTGGATCCAGCAATACCGGCGCCGGCCCCACGAATACGCGTTCGGTGGCCGCGGGCTCCTTCTTCTACAAAACAGTGGATATCAATAACCTGCGTGGCAACGCCGATGCGTTGGCCAACACCCTCGCCGGGGTGGAGGAGGAGCTGGCCCGCTACAGCCAGAAGGTCAAAGACATTCCCGCCTACAGCGAGTGGAGCAAGTTCTACGGCGAGAAGTTCCAGAAGGAAATGGAGGCCATGCGTGCTCAGCTCCAGAAGGAGTTGAATAAGGCGCAGCAGAAGGAAGCAGAGAAAACGACGCCTCAGCCAACTGCAGGGCCCACACAGCCCCAGCAACAGCAAAGTGTGCCGACGCCATCAGGCAGCAATAAAACGGTCACCATTTACCTCAAATCCGCCACCGACAGCGCAGAAGTCCAGTCCGATGAGGAAAACCTGGAGGCCTTACTGCGCCTGTTGAAACAGCAAGGACTCAGAAGCTGATGATCACATTAGCCGGAATCGAATTGCCAGATGACCTGGATTGGGAAGATGAGTTCGGGTGGGAACCTGTCGGGCAGGTCATCACCCCAACGTTATCCGGAGCCATTCTCGTCGAAGAGTCCGTCCAATCTGAGGGACGCCCTATCACTCTTCGCTCAGATGGTGAGGCATGGGTGAGACGTTCAACCGTCTTGGATCTGCAGGCGCTGGCCGCAGGGCCATCTACTCGAATGCCGCTCCACCTTAACGGTCGCACCTTCACGGTGCTCTGGCGTCGTGAAAGCGGTGGGGGATTCGAGGCAAAGCAACTCTATCGGATCGCCGACCCGGATGGCCAAACCCCCTATGAAATCACGCTTCGCCTTCTCGAGGTAACCCCATGACAACTGGAATTTTAGCCAGCGACATTCGGCTGATGGCCAGCCAGCGGCTGACTGACACACCCGATGGTGGTGGCCGGGTTACCGGTCACGAGATCGTGAGCGGGGAGCATAACAGCGTCTTTCCCGACATTTCCGATCTGGATCGCGCCTATGGCGTGGTCAACCTGCGCAAGGTGTTTCTGGCGGTGCAGACCGACGACACGGCCACCTACTATGGCGCCAATGCCACCGTGCTGTTGCCGCCGGCCGATCCCAACGTCGGCCTGTGCCTGATGAGCAGCAAGGATCATCACGACACTCGCACCGAGGCCCGCGACTTGCTGGAGCGCTATCTGGCACGGGGGCCTAAGTGGCGCGGCTTCCTCTACGACACCCAGTTGCAGGGTCAGCGGGCGATCCGCTTCTTCCAGCGGGTCGAGGTGCGTCTGCCGGAGATCGGCGAGACCCTGGTGCTGGTCGGCAACGAGGGCAAGGCGGGGGAGTTCGAGCAGTACGTCAGGGTGCTGGACGTAGGCCAGCAGTTGGCCAAGTTCCAGATCCCAGGGGTGCCGGAGTTCACCCGCAACGTGGTGACCTGCACCCTGGCCGATCCCCTGCGCTACACCTTCGAGGGGGAGCAGCCCACCCCCTATGACGTGGTGACCAACCCCAAGACAGCCCTGCGCGAGACGGTGGTGGCCGATGCGGCCAACTACTTCGCCACCACCAAGCTGGCCGAGGATGCCCACTTTGGCGCGCTCCAGGTGAAGGCCAAAACCATCTTTACCCAGCTGGTGCCGGCGGCCCGCTCTGAAACCCCGGCCGTGGATCTGACCGCTGCCGGCGAGCTGGCCAGCCTGGTGGATTCGGGCAAGGGGCAGGTGTCGTTCAGTACCGTGGCCAGCATCGCCCCCAGCCGGGGCCTGTTCCTCGGCACGGGCGCGCTGCCCGGCACGGTGAGCATCACCATAGGCGCGGCGCTGATCACCGACCGTGGCGGCTCCCTGGTGGTGGGTGGGTCCGTGATCGGGTCTATCGACTACGGCCGGGGGCAGTGTGAGTTCAACGCCCAGTGCCCGAACTACGGCAGCCAGAGCAAAACCGTCAGCTTCTGGCCGGCGGCCCGCCCGGCCCGCATCGCCGATACCGCCAGCATCGAGATCAAGGCCAACAACCGGGGCTATGCGTTCACCAACACCCTGCACCCGACCCCCGCGCCAGGCAGCTTGACCATCAGCTTTATGGCGCAAGGCAAATGGTACGACTTGAAGGACAACGGCCGGGGCGAACTGCTGGGGCAAGACAGCTCCTATGGATCTGGTCTGCTGAACTTCGCCACCGGCTCGGTGCTGTTGACCCTGGGCGCCCTGCCGGACGTGGACACCAGCATCATGTTCAGCTGGGCCACCCCGGTGAACTACACCAACCGGTCAGGCCAGCCGATCAGCATCGGCAAGAGTGCCTGGCAGCTGCCCCACACCGGCATCACGCCCAAGAGCCTGATCCTGACCTGGGGCACAGACAAGACCGCCAACGACTCGGTGGGGGATGGCAAGATCCGGGGGGACATTACCGGCATCATCAACTATGCCGAGGGCATCATCGATCTGGAGCACATCACCTTGCCCGCCCTGGGCCAGGAGTACGTGGCCCAGTATCAGTATGGTGAGCCGGTGACCGAGCATCATGTCGAACCGGGCCGCCTGAGTACGCCCGGCATGGTGGGGCACCTCTCCATCACGCTGGACGGCTTGGACGGCGGCGGCGCCCACAACCTCACCCCCGGCAGTCTGCGGGTGAAGTTCAACGCGCTCTATCACACCTTTGATGTGGACGATCAGGAGCTGGTGATCCAGACCCGTGACCCCATCATCACCTTGCAGGATGACGGGCTCGGCAAGCTGCGCGATGCCAGCGGCTTTGAGCTGGGGGCCATCGACTACGCCGCCGGCACCCTGCATTTCATGCCGGACGGCAGCGCCCCCTTGCCCAAGCCAACCTATGCCTGGGTCACCGTGGGCACCCGCTGGGAGGGCAACCAACAGCTCGCGGTGCAGCGCTGGACCATGACCGGGATCCAGTACCACAACACCGCCTACACCTTCCCCGATGGCCAGCAGGGGTGGGTAGATGTGACCTACCGCAACAACAACTCGGCCCAGGCACAAAACGCCACCCTGACCGCCCAGGCGCTGCGCATCGACGTGACCCCCGGCTTTGCTGAGGCGATCCTGGAGGGCTCGCTGCGCTTCACCCTAGGGGGCAGCACCTACGTGGATCGCCAAGGGCTGATCTACCGCAATCCCGACCCGGAGACCGGCGCCGGCATTCAGGCGGGCACCATCGACTACTCCAACGGGGTGGCGGTGCTGGCCGACTGGTCGGCGGGGCAGACTGCCCAACCGCAGTTGCACTCCCTGGCCACCTCGTTCAGCGCCCAGTCGGTGGATGCGGTGACGTTCAGGACGCCTGGCGCCCCGTTGGCACCCGGTAGCCTCTACATCAGCGCCAACACCGCCAGCGGCCGCCGCATCGAGGCCACGGCCGACGGCGACGGCTACTTTACCACCCTCGACATGGACGGGCGGGTGGACTACCAGACCGGCATCGTCTCGGTGCGCTTTGGCCGCAAGGTCACGGCCGCCGGCAACGAGGCCCAACCCTGGTACGACGCCGAGCAGGTGGGGGAGGATGGCAAGATCTGGCGCCCTGTCAGCGTGGTGGCCGACACCATCCGCTTTAGTTGCGTGGTGTTCAGTTACCTGCCGCTGGATGCGGATCTCATCGGGTTGGATCCGGTGCGGCTGCCGTCTGACGGGCGGGTGCCGTTCATCCGCAAGGGCAACATCGTGGTGGTGCATAGCACCCAGCGCAGCGCCTTCCCGATGGGGGTCACGGCGGGGCAGCAGCTCAACACCACCCGCCAGCGGCTGGCGTATGCCCATGTGGAGGACAAGAACGGCAAGCAACTCGCCCCGGCGCTCTACAGCGTCAACCTGGACAGCGGGATCGTCACCCTGGCCAGCCCGCTGAACCTGACCGGCTACGTGGAGCCCCTGGTGGCGGTGCATCGCATCGAGGACATGAGCCTGGTCTCCGACGTGGAGATCTCGGGCCGCCTGGTGCTGGCGCGGCCGCTGTCTCACGACTACGACGCCGCCGACACCCTGGTATCGAGCGCGCTGATCATGGGGGACCTGTGGGCGCGCTATACCGGGTTGTTCGATCAGAAGGTCTGGACCAACACCTGGTCTGACTTCCTGATAGGCGACCCCTGCACGGCGCAGTACAACGACACCGCTTACCCGCTGCTGGTGACCAACCGGGCCACCCTGCAAGAGCGCTGGGCCATCATCTTCCAGTCCAGCACCAGCTTCGTGCTGGTCGGGGAGCATGTGGGCCAGATCGCGCTGGGGGACATTAACAGCGACTTTGCGCCGCTCAACCCCAACAGCAACCAGCCCTATTTCTTCATCGACAAACGAGGCTGGGGGGCGGGCTGGTCCTCGGGCAACGTGCTGCGCTTCACCACTCAGGCGGCCAGTTACCCGGTGTGGGCGATCAGGACCATCTTGCAGTCGGTGGCAGCGATGGAGTCGGACAAGTTCGAGCTGCAACTGCGCGGCAACATCAACCGCTGATAGGCAATGACAGGGTGGGGCAACGTGCCCCACCCCCTTATTCAAGTGGGGCATGACGCCCCACCCATGGAGAGAATGCTATGGCTTTTCCGGTGAAGTGGTTTGCGAGCAATATGCAGGGGGCGCCGAGCCTGGGGGATACCACTGCCGGCGCACTGACGGCGCTGCTCAAGGCGGTGCTGGTGACCGGCTTTGGCAACCTGACCATCAACGCCCTGGTGTGGGATGCGACCGAGGGCGCCGCCAAGGCCACCTTCTCGGGGGGCCATGCCTATCTGCAAGACTCGGTGATCGAGGTGACCGGCGTCAGCCCCGGCGGCTATAACGGCGAGCACCGCATCAAGAAGGTGAGCAGCACCGAGGTCTGGTTCGAGCTGGACGCCGGCAACCCCGGCATGGCCGGCAGCGGCGCAACCATGACCATGAAGGTGGCCCCGCTCGGCTGGACCCTGACCCATGAGAGTGGGGACGGCATGGTGGCCATCTACCGGCCGACCAACGTCAGCGAGTCGGGCAACGTCTCTCTGCGCATCGACAACACGGCGTTCTCGGGGTGGACTGGCGCGACCTACAGGGCTTATTTAGCCAAGGCTCAGCTTGTGGAGGATGTCGTTGATATCAACACCTACACCCTGATCTATGACCACCGCTGGCCCTGCACGGGGCGCTACTCCGATAAGCGCTGGGATTTGATTGGCGACAGCCAGCTGATCTACTTCCTGCCCGCTTATGCTCAGCACAGTTGCCAGCCGGTGTTGATGTTCGGCTATATCAAGTCGGTTCGCCCCGGTGACCGCTATCATGCGGTGCTGAGCACCTACTCGACGACTACGGCGGATGATTCTAGTCGCCGCTGGGATCAGACCGGTCTTTCGCAGAATTACGCTTACGTCTATAACAGCCTGCTGGCCTTCGATGACAGCAATCATAGGGCGATGGCACGTCCCTATCATCAATTGTTCGGGGTGACAGGGTGGTGGTTAAAGGGGTTGTTCGGCCGCTTCGGCAATGGGATGAATATTCCCAACGGGCCGGATAATGCGTTCTACATGAGCACCGATCCCATCATGGTGATGGAGACCAACAACCATTTGCGCGGCTATCTGCCGGGTTTGGTGGTCCCCTATGCCAATGTCGCTGCCTTCACCCGTAAAAACTTTGCCAACATGCCGGCCTTGCCAGGCAAGATCGTGCGGTTTATTCAATCCACCTACAACGAAAACAGCGTGGCTGCCCCCGCTTCCCTGATGGGGTTCGATCTGACCGGGCCCTGGAGGTAATCATGGCAAGCGATCAAGCGCTACGAGACCTGATCCTGGCCAGTAATCCGGTGGTATATTACCCCTTGAACAACCCCAGCAACCTCGGGCTTGACCTGTCGGCCAATGCCCATCACGGCAGCCAGAGCGGCACCTTCAGCCAGCAGATAAAGACACTGTTTGGTATGGATCTGACCATGACCAAGGGGGTCAGTTCGCCACTGGTCACAGTACCAGACCGGGCCGAATTTCGGGGTAACAAGCTGACCATCGAACTGGTGGTGGCCGGGGTGGCTGACGAAAACGTGGTATGGCTGGAGCGGGGGGGAGCCAACAATAACTGGTCGGTGCAATCCTACACCTCAGCGCAAGCACCTGGCCAGGTGCCTGCGTTTGGTTCCTTTCTGGGGGTGCCCACTACTCCTAGCGTTTTTCAAGGCGCGGCCAGCAACCTGCCAGGGCTTGCTCATATCGTGTTGGTAATGGATGGCGCTAAATTATCGACAGCGGTCAATGGAACAGTGAGTCAAACCAGCATCAACACTGGTTCTGGTTCACAAGCCATTCAGACGGCGGTGCCGCTGCATCTGTTTTCTCGGGGTGGAACGGCAGGGCCATCTAATGGGTACATGGCCCACCTTGCTATCTACAACCGAATCCTAACCAGCGACGAGATCCTGGCCCGCTCTGCCCTGTTTTTTGGGGCCATGGGCTGGGAAGTTCATCACCTCACCGCCACCCTCGCCAACCAGGAGCCCCGTAGCCAATTCCAGCCGCAGGACGTGGCCTGGCGCGGCAGCCCGCCATTGTTTGCCGGGCCGGTGCTGGCTCAGGAGTTGACCCAGTTCCCGATGATCAAGGGGCGGGACTATTTCTGGCTACGGGATGGGGTGCGCAATGTGGAGCAGGGCTACATCGAGAGCACGGTGACCATCGACGGCGAGGGGGTGGCCCGGCGGGTGCTCTGCTTCACCCAGTCCGGCGAGCTGGTAGCCGAGACCACGAGCCGGGCCAGTGATGGAAAATATCGGTTCGATCTGCTGTGGCTGAACCGCCGTTACATGCTGGTCGCCCAGGATGATCCGGCGTTCGGCCCCGCCGATTACAACGCCGTGGCCGCCGACTTCCAGCTGCCCAAACCCTACGCCCCCGGTGAGGGGATCGGCCTGACAGGAGCATGACATGCTGACATTTTCGGACCCCTTGCGCACCAGTCGCGTCCAGCTGTTGGCCACGGCCATCGACGCCGGCAGCACCGGCCCGGCGACCCTCAAGATCTACGTTGGCCCCCGGCCTGCCCCAGGTGCTGCCATCACCGGTTCGTTGCTGGCGACCCTCCAGTTTGCCCACCCCTGCGCCCAGACCGTCACCGGGGGCATGCTGGCGCTCAAGCCCCTGGCCGAGCAGCTGGTCAGCGGCAACGGGATCCCGAGCTGGGGGCGCATCAGCGACCGGGACGGCAGCTTTGTGGCGGATCTCGATGTGGGGCCGCCAGGCAGTGGCGCCGACATTGAGATCCCCGCCGACGAGCTGTTTAGCGGCGCCATGCTGCGCATCAACAGCGCCACCATCACCGAGCCCTAATCCACCCCTGACCCACCGAGGCAAGCATGGCCAGAACCGATCCCGCCCTGGAGCTGCGCAAGGCCCGCCAGAACACCGGCGCGATGGAGCTGAACCCCAGCGCCATCCAGCGTTATGCGGCGGTGCTGCGCGGCACCAGCCTGCCGCCCGTGCTCGCCTGCTCGCCGGGGTTGGTGCTGCCTGCGGCGCTGCACCCGGTGCTGGCCAACCCGCAGGCCGAGGTGGTGGCGGGGCTCATCCACCAGGGCAGCCTTGCCAGCACCCCGGCGGCGCCGGTTGCCGACCTGGTGGCGACCATCATTATCGAATGCGCCTGGTCCAGTACCGCTCAGCCGGTGAGCCATCACCTGCAAGCGGGTTATGACATCAACGTATTTCGGGGGGCAAGCCACACCAGCCAAGACGACTGGCAGCGCGCCGCCCTGCTCACCGAGGCCGTGGCCAGTGACTGGCAGACGCCCGCCGTGATGGCGGTGGCGAGGGGGAACGACTGGCAGGAGGGGGCCGTGCTGACCGATGGGGTCACCGAGCACAGCGGCATCATGCCCAAGCGCTACCAGGTGCATCAGGGCCGCTTTGACGAGGGGCAGCCCCTCGGTGCCCAGGCTGGCCACTCGTTCGACAGCCTGCCCCCTGGCCATACCGTGGTGGGCACCCTCTGGGTGGAGGCGGCCAAGGTCGACAGCTGGCACCTGTCGGGCTACCGCTACCCGCCCAGATTGGACCGGGCATGGCAGGCCGACACCTGGCAGCAAGGCGCCCCGCTGGGCCAGGTGCTGGGGGGAGACTGGCAGCTCGGTGACCCGCTTCACAAAGGCTGGCGGGATGGCTGGGATGAGGCAATCCAGCCACCGCCCGGCACCAGCCCCTACCCCGAGAAGCCGGTGGAGCCCGCCAAGCCGGAACGGCGCAAGCTCCAGCTGGCCTTTAACCGCTTGCGCGGTGACGCCAGCCTTGAGTTCGTTTGGTACGGGCAAGACGCCCAGATCGTGATTCCGACCCGGAGGGTTTACCTGGTGAGTAACACAGCAAGCATTGTACGGGTGCGCGATGGCCTCGACATTCCCGCTACCTCGTTAAGCATCGAGCTCGACACCGACTCCTGGGCCTGGCAGTTCAGTGCCCAGATCCCGCGCATCGCGGCGGCTGCCCTGACTGATGAGGAGGAGGTGAGCATCCACATCAATGGTCAGCAATGGGATTGTGTGTGCGATGGCTGGCAGTCGAGCCAGAGCTTTGCCCGCGAATCCGCCACCCTGTCCGGCCGTTCTCGCACCGCCTACCTGTCGCCAACCCATCTCTTGCCACACGCGGTGAGCGAGAGTGCGGCGGCCACCATGGCCCAGCTGGCGGCGGCTCTGCTGCCGTTTGGCTGGACACTGGACTGGCAGGCGCCGGATTGGCTGGTACCGGCCGGGTTCTTCAGCCTGGATAGCCAGACCCCGATTGAGGCGATCAAGTACCTGGCCGAGGCAGCCGGGGGCTTTGTGCTGCCGCACCAGCGCAGTCAGCACCTGGTCATCATGCCGCGCTATCCGACCGTGCCCTGGCAGCTCGACACCGCCCTGGCCGATGTGGCCATCCCTCGGGCCATCATCACGACCCTGGGCAGCGACTTCCAACCGGGGCAGGCAGCCAACGGGATATGGGTTAGCGGTGGCCATCAGGGCATCAGTGCGCGGGTGCTGCGTCAGGGGACGGCGGGCGAGCGGCAGGCACCGACCATCACCCACCCGCTGGTGTGCGATGTGCTGGCGGCCCGTGCCCAGGGCGTGGTGGCCCTGGCCAAGACCCTGCCGAGGCGCACCCAGACCATCGAGCTGCCACTGTCGGCAGATACGGGTCTGATTCTTCCGGGGGCACTGCTCGCGGTGGATGGCTGGAAGGGCTATAACCGGGGCGTCAGGGTCTCTGCTGCACTGCAGAACAAAGCCATGACGGTACGCCAGCAGTTGAGCGTGGAGCGTTTTGTATGAACCTGTTTAAGCGATTCATGGAGCTGGTGCCCGGCGCCGATCCATTGCTGGTCGGTACCGTCACGGCGACGACCGGCACTAGCACCACGTTGGAGGCACTGGGTGGTGGCGTGGTGGTGGTGCGAGGGGGAGGGGTGGCCATCGGCCAGAAGGCCTTTTACCGGGGTGGAGAATTGGTAGGTGACGCGCCGGAATTGCCTACCTATGAGATCGAAGTCTGA